TCATTTTTGCCCACCAACTACCGGAACAATCTTCACTTTTCGATCGTAACGGGCCGTCTGGGTAATAGTTTTGTGACCGGAAATTTGCTGCTTTTCCTGCAGGCTTCCTTCCAAATCAGACACACCTTTCGCCTTCAAGTCGTGAAAAGTAAAATCAAAAAGCAGGTGAGGGTATTTCATCTGAGCCTCTTCTTTTGCCTGCTGCCAGCGACTGTTGAATCCATCACGCGTGTATCTCTGCCCGTTTTGCTGGTGGAGAACGTAAATACTCGATACACCGTCTTTCAGTGGTAGTGAATTTGCCAGTTCTATGGCGGATGCCAGACGGTCAGACCATGCTTTAATTTGCTTCGCGGCAGTTTTACCTTGTCGTATAAATATCCCTTCTGGCAGTAAATGCGCTTTTTGCACGGCTAGGACATCACCCTGGCGCGCCAGGCAGAGATAAGCAATCTCCATCGCTACTTTCACGACAACCGGCGAGACCTCATAAAGCGCGTTGTATTCATGGTCTGTAACGTAGCGTTCGCGTTCTTCCTCTTTAAATTGACGAACTCCCTTACATGGGTTCCCTTTCACCATACCCCTTTCATAAGCCCATCCATAAACTCTGCTCATGAATGCCTTTTCCCTATTTGCCTGAACAGGGGCAACTATGCCCCTTTTGTCCATGTATTGTCTTATGTGCTGTGGCTTAACGCTGTCAGGATCCATCTTCCCGAATACAGGGACGAGCTTACGGGCATATTTTTTATAATCCTTCCGAGTTTCATTACCAAGCTTGTGATAATCCGCGCTGGCAAAAAAATCATCGAACAGTCCAGAAAGATTGGTCTTTTCCTCTATGTCTTTTAGTGCAGCCTCGTACTTGGCCCAAACCAATGAAATAGGTGAGTCGAGAGGGCAGAGGGATACAGAACCACCGCTAGACGGGTGAAATTCATATTTTGACTTCCCCCTGTAAACCCGCGGTGGAAGTATTGCGTCTGCAGGATTTTTACGTTTGCCAGCCATCACATTGCATCAAAATTAGGAGTCGTTAACTCAGGATTAAGGTTTTTCCCCATTCGCAAGGCAATGGGATTATTTACGTGGTTCCAGGTCGTTCGTGGGTAACCATTTCGATCCGCTTTGAACCAAATGCCTGCAGCTGCGAGCCATGCACATTGTTTCTTCGGTTGCTTATACCCGGTAAGTTTACGAATCGCATCATCGGTAAGAATATCGTCATTCATAGCCATCGCTCTCAATGACCAGCTACATAGTAGATAATGCAGCTGGTGAATTTTGATTTTTGATAATCATTTTGAAGTCAGGCGTTGCCAGATTGCTGACACGTATTTGACCTGGTGGTGCGCATCTGAAATAGCCTTATGCGGTTCACCAACGAACGGGATCTCATATCGAGGTGTGAAACCTACGGCTCGCCCCAGTTCGACTATCGTTCTTACATCGCGGTTGTTCCAGAACTTCCATGGGCACGGGATCCCGGTACGATCGTATGATGCTTCTAAAAGCACATTGTCATAACTGGCTCCGTTACCCCAAACCTGCACCGAGTCAGGGCCGTTAGATGCATTCTCGGCTATGAATTCATTTAGCTGGAGTAGCGCGTCATCGAGTGGAATGGCGTCATCCATTACTAACTCAGAACGCGCTTCGGGTGACGCTTTCATCCAGAAAATAATGGTCGATGCATCCGGAACCCCGCCGCTGGCCATGGATGATTCCAGGCTGATCACCTTGTAGAATTCCGAACCAGTTTTTCCTGTTGATGGATCAAAGAATACGGCCCCGATAGATACGACTGGTGAATCAGGTTTTTTGCCAAATGCCTCAATGTCCACCATTAGATGTGTATTCAACATTTCAGGAAGGTTGTTATTATGATGACCGAAATCAATACTCAAACCAGTTGTGCCGCTACCAACTTCAAGAGCGCTTGCGCCTGGCTTACCTTCTGTCTGGCCCTCTGATAACGAAGTACTGTTCGTGGTTTCATCACTGCAAGTTTTTTCCATCTGCACATTATCATGGTACTCCTCTGCGGTTTCAGGCTGGTCGTTTACAACATTGCTGGTGGTCAGCCCTGCAATAGAAAAAATACCATTGCCAACTTTTTCGAGGACCGGCTGCGTATCACCGTCGACCCGGCTCTCCTCATTCTCGGCGCTAGTTTCAGAACCACGGGTTTCAACAGCAGAATCAGTCGCTAGCTCGTTTGTCCAGCTCACCTCTGGGTTATGGCGTGCGGCCATAAGAGTTTCGTCTGATGGTTCAGAATGATTGCTTTCAGTCAGGTTCGCGTTAATGAATCCTCTCAGGCGTGCTGGGTATAGGTAGTGCTCTGGATGAGCGCTGCGAATAAGCGCAAAGATAGCCGCGCGCGAATAATCCAAAATCCCAGAAGTTGCACGAAGTGCTTTAGACCATTCTTTGAACGGACTTTCTTTTTTGCTAACGATCTCTTTTGCCCGGCGGAAAACCCCACCGGGTATGTCGTAAATATTGAAATCCATTGGCAGCGTTGCAAGTGCTATTTCTAAATCAAGCGTGTCGAGGTCATGCTTCAGGTCAGGGTTTCTGTCGGTTTTGTTGCCTCCGCCAGCATTTGTACCGCTTTCAGTACGCTGTATTTCTGAGACGCGATTCCCTTTAGCCCATTCTTTTACCAGCAGACCGCGGTCAATATGTTCCGCACCGAACCATGCTTTAAAGAACTGAATTACTACTGACAGCTCAGGACGTTTGCCATTAACAGGGAAGGCAGTTTTAAGTGACTCGACCACTCTGGATATTTCAAACTCTTTAGCATGTTTAAACGGTTCAACGTTCTCAGCCGCAAGCAGCATGTTCTGCACATAGCTGTTGTCCACATCCATTTCGAGCTGTTGAATAACTTTTTTCTGATCAGTATCGATGTGATAGGCATATTCATCGCTGATGTACTGCGCCAGGATTCGCTGGCGTAACGGAAGCGTCGCGACTGTGGTAAGCACAGGTTTTTTGGGAGAAGTTTCATCTTTTACCGCGGCAGGCTTGTTGTCGCAGACCCATTTACGGACCGTAAGCGCCCTCGTGTCGGCATCATTAATCCATTCGTTAATAAACTCTTCGAATGTCTCAACAGCGAAAACCTGATCCGCTGCGAATACAGTCTTAATCGCGCTTATCATCTTCCACTCAACATGAGGGGATAGCTCTTTTATGCCCGGTACGTTGGCGACAGCCAACAACAAATTTTTAATAAAGAGGTTGTCCTCATCGCTTTCTATTTGCCCGATCTGAATGTGCTGCTCTTCGCTGATTTCTTTCAGCTCGCTGTCATTCAGCAGATGAGCAATGACCCGCTGGGGCAGTCGTAGTCGTGCTAATGGACGTAACAATTCTTCCTTTTCAACAACGCTGGTGCCTGAATTGTCTGATGCGGAATCTGATTTTTCAGGTGTAGTTGTAACGGAGTCAACGTGCTGCAGCTTTAATTTCCATGTATGCTGGTCTTCATCCAGTTCGTAGCGTTTGCACCAGGCGTAATCAACTGTGCTTTCTTCCGGCAGGTCGTCATAAACAGGGAAGTCGGTGCGGATTGGCTTTTGATAATCCTTGCCCCGGCCAGTTTCAATACCTGCCTCTTCCAGCTCAACATCCAGCTGCAGATTGGCGCGAGTTTCTGTTTTGGAGGTGAACCAGATCACGGCATCTTCTTTGCCGGATTTCTGTGTTGCCTTGATAAAATGAAAGAATTCCATATCGGGTCCTTAATTTTGGTTGTAAGATACCCGCAGCTAATGGTTGCCGCCTTGGGTAGTGGTCATTGGTCAAAACTCGATTCCGGAAAGCTTTGGTCGGCTGACCGGGTACTTAACCCGCCTTGCGCGGGTTTTGTGCTTTTAGGGGCTGGTAACAGCCATTGGTCATAACTCGATTAAAACTTGAAAGCAGGTTGTTGGTCTCCAGCCGGTTTATATGGGTAACACTCTCCTTTAACGTGCTGCTCTTTGGCAGCTGCATCACAACCAGATTCTGTTTGGTAAATACCGAGCATGATGTCTGAGCATTCCCCGGTGAGGGCGCAGACGGTAACGATCAGGGCAAAGAACGAGCTCATGCTTTTAGCTCTGGATTGCCTTTTTGTGCCAGAAAGTAGCAAAGCTTACGAACCAGCACTTCAAACAGATTTAAGCGTACGGCTTGGCAGCCGGCTTTTTTGCGTGCGAAATCGATCATAGTTAACTCCTGTGTGCCTTTAACGCCAGGCTGGCGGAACGGTAAACCTGCTGCGCGATTGTCTTGCCATCTCATCCGGTGTTTCGTATGCCACCGGCAGCTACTTCGTGGGCGTCCTGCCTTGATGACTGATTTTCTAAAATCAGACTACAAATAAATATGTCATAGGTCAATACTGAATTGACAAATATAATTGTATTGATGGTTTTTGTGGGAGGGGAGAAGATGCTAGGGACGAAAAAAAGGCCGCTATATGCGGCCTTTTGAGTGTTCTTTATCAGTCTTTAGTTGGAGCGGGCTCAATCTTCCTTTTGCTGAAGAATTCAGCCATAAATTTATCGAGCTCATCGAGGCGGTCGCTGGCCAGCTGTATGAACCTGGTTTGTTCAACTTCAGGTAACTGATCAAAAACTTCCAACAACGCAGCTTGTTTCTCGTTCAGTACCGTTTTGCTTTCGCTGGTTGCCTTAAGATGCGCTTCTTCTTCATCAGATAAAAAGAACCAATACAGTGGTTTACCTAATGCTTCCGGGAATAAAGCCAGCTTTTCCTTTCGAGGAAAATTACCTGTATTGCACCAGTTACTAACCGTTTGTGAGTTTACCCCCACTCTGCGGCCCAGCTCAGATTGAGATATCCCGGCTTCATCAAGAGCTCGTAACAGTCTTTCTTCGAAGTTCATGTTCGTATCCAAATCAAACCCATAAGCAAGCATACAAACTTTCTTATCAGATGTGATTGATTAAGTTTCTTGACATTGACAAATTATTTATCAATCATGTGATTCATAAATTGGGAGGAAGCATGAAAGAACACATTCAACAAAAAATTATTTCGCTGTGTGGCAGCCAATCAGAACTGGCTCGCCGCTTAGGTAAAAACTCTCAGACTGTATCTGTCTGGTTTCGTACTCAGGTAGCAAGCACAGAGGTTTTAAACGCATGCAGAGCTTTGGATTGGGACGTCACCCCGCATGAATTACGTCCAGACCTCTATCCCAACGCAACAGATGGTTTACCTCAGAAGGAGGCTTAATCATGCAGTCAGCTACATATCAACATCATAACCAACATGTGGTCGTACCGATGAAAACCCAAAATCATTTTTTGGCGCATCGGCGAGATAGCTTTAAGCACCGTTCATTACAAGCTGCAGTGCGGGAGTGGGAATCCACTTTGCCCGGCCAGGCGCAGGAAAAAATCGCGCAGCTGGTGGCCGAACAGTGGGCGAAGGAAGGGGGCCGCGGTATCGCGGTTAACAAGCAGAATTTATTCCGGTATCTGAGAAACGAAGGTTGCTCGGAAAAATACACCGCTTACGTAATGCAGTTATCGGGGGCAATCGTCGCCGCTATGCCCATTGAGATCGCTAGAAAGCATCGCCTCAGTAATGCCAGAACGGAAGCCGAGTTGGTGGCGAGCGCAATCAAAGAATGCAGTGAGGCGCATCAGGCGAAGTTGCTGGGCGCACCGCTGCAAAAGCTTGAAAAGGAGATCCGCGAAGCGGCAATCGCATTATTCAACATGTTACCTGCTGACGCGGCGGGACCACTACTGGCGAGCATCAGCGCCGTAGCGCCGCAATTTTTTTAATCGAGTTGTGACCAATGAATTCTACCCGGAGGCTTCATGAGCATTGATGCAATGCGGTGGGCCAAGAAAGTTAAGACCGGAAAATCCTCCAGTAAGGCGATCCTGACTTGGCTGGCTGATATGTGCGGCGCTGACTTGTGCGCTTACCCGTCCGTCGCTGCGCTTGCAGAGGCTACGGAGATGGACAGAAAGACGGTGCTTGCAGGTTTACATCACCTGCAGGAAATAGGTCTGGTAGTCGACACAGGCGAACGACGTGGCAGGACAAAGCAAATTCCTGTCTACAGACTGGTCGGTGTAGAGGAAAGCATCCCGGACGCTGAACAGGCCCAAAAACGGAACACTTTAAATAATACCAAAAATGGGACGGTTAATCGGAACCGTACCGAAAACGGAACTGTTAATACAAATAGTCCCATTAACGGGACTGTTTCTGGTGAAAAGGGTGCCGAAAGCGGGACTATTAACAGTTCAGAATCTAACCAAAGAGTACCGTTTTTCCCTTTAAACAGTCCCAAAAACGGGACACGGAATCTACCAAGGAACCATAAAGATCTAAACCCCACACATAGTGAACTGTTCGAACCTGTTATTCCTGATTATCCGGAACAGCCAGGTACCGGAATTGGGCTAAATCAGCCATTCGGCAAATTCCGGATGTTTGAAGACTGGAAGCCAACAGCCGACTTTGCACGACAGGCAAACCTGTGGGGCATGCCGGTGAAGACGGGCATAAATATCGAAGCCGAACTGAGCAGCTTCATCGCTTATTGGCAAGCCGAAGGGAAATTGTTTCATCAAATTCAGTGGGAGCAGAAGTTCGCTCGCCACTTGGATCGCGCAAAGGTGCTGAAAACACATAAATCGGGAGGTACCGAGAATGCATCAGTTCGACCACAACCAGCAGTATCCCGGGCTGTTCAGCAAATACAGTCAGCACACGCAGAGTGGCGACGCCGGAACGGACTTGATGGCGACGGAGACAGCGTGGCGGTTATGGCAAGTGATGGGGGAAATCTTCTCCAACCGCTGGACGCAGAAGAATGGGGCAGAACCCACGGCCCTGTGGATAGCTCAGATAGGTTCGATGACTGAGGACCAGATCAAACTGGTTTGTCAGCAATGCATGGACCGTTGCGCAGTAGGTAATACATGGCCCCCGGATCTTGCTGAGTTCGTTTCGCTAGTTTCTCAGAGTGGCGCCAATCCATTCGGGCTGACATCCGACCGGGTGATGAGTGAATACCGTCGCTGGCGTAACGAGTCGTATCGTTTTTCGGGTAGTGACAAATATCCGTGGCCACAGCCGTTGCTGTATCACATCTGCATTGAAATGCGCAGGACTGGCGTTGAGCGTCAGATGACCGAGGGGGAACTTAAAAAACTGGCTGAGAAGTTATTAACCAAATGGACAAGGCACGTTTGCAACGGGCTTTCGATTCCACCAATCCGTCGCCAGATAGCTGCGCCGCAGCATCCGGCAGGGCCAACTCCGGCACAGCTGCTGAAGGAAGAGTATCAACGCCGTAAAGCGACAGGTTTAAACAATTAATCGAGTATTGACCAATGACCAAAACATTAACCCAAAAAGAGCAGGTAGCGGTATTCGTTCGCTACCAACCGAAGTGCGCCGTAGGCGATGTTTGCGAAGCGCTGGACTTGGCTGGCGGCACTGCAGGCAGGTTGCTGCGCGAGCTCCGTGACGAAGGCGTGATCATACGATCACGTGATAGCGTTCAGTACACTTACATGGCAGTTCCACAGGCGGATATTCCAGACGTTATACTTCCGTGCATGGTGGAAAAAAACGATCCAGTTAGGATGCAGGCTGCTGAGCAAAAAGCAAAGGCACTTGAGGAAAAGGGACTGTGGCGAAGAGCTGCTGCGGTGTATTCAGAAATGTTTGGCATAGCTGGTAGCGCTGTTGAGGTTGCCCGTATCGCCAAGCGTCGTAAAGTCTGCCTGCGCCAGGCGGGGAGGGCGTAAAGAAACAGACTAGCCGGGCAGTAACCCGGCTTCATCCTTAAAACCGATAGCTGTAATTCACACTAGCAAACCATAACCAAGGGTCTTTATATTCACCCTTTACAGCCGGTGACTGTACTTTAGACGATTCCATATGTAGGTAAGAAAGTGCAAAGCCGATATTGCTAGCTGGGGTTATTTGATATTGAGTACCGGTGGCAATTCGCCACTCATCCCCTGTGGGTAATGAAAGAGCGACATCTTCTTGAGACTGATAAATTGAGGTGTCATATGCAATACCGGCGTTAACACGCCAGAGTTCATTTGGACGATATTGTGCACCGAGAGCATAGTGCCAGGTATCTTTTAAGCGGTTTGTTCGATCCAAAGACTGGCTACCTATGGTGATTTTGGGGCTGCCGAATGCGCTCCAGTCCTGCCATCCCCAATCCCCCATCACAGACCATTTGGTATTGATGTCATGAACTAAACTAAACATAACCTGCTGTGGCGCTCTGATTTGTGCAGTCAGCGGTAAATCAAATTCGGCTCCCGGAAGATTAGGAAACCGGGCTTTGGCGTCGATTGAGAAATCATATTCAGTTTTACTGGTCCATGCGATACCAGCTCGTGTTTGCGACGTGAGATCCATCAAGATCCCCAACTTGTAATTCATTGCCCAGTCATGGTCAGTCTGCTTTTCATCGTTGTCATTAACTTCACGGGTTAACGACAGAAAGCCATAGTTAATCCCCGGGCCAAAACCGACAGAGACTTTGTCGCTTAATTTCCATGCGATTGCGGGGCTAAGCGTCATTGCCACCATAGTACTTTTTTTAATGAGCCGTTCGCCTGCCCAATTTCCAAAATCAATGCCAAGACCGTAGTTCCCATACATTCCAATACCAGCAGTCACTGTGTCACTAAGTGGTTGTGTGTAAAACAAGCTTGCATTAGGGAACAGATTCATCACATTTCCGGGGCTTCGCTTGCCAACAGCATCGTTATCCAACTGATAAGAGATGTCGCCACCCATCACTTGCAATCCACCGGTGAGCATAGCGTTGCCCAGTCTTGTCATTCCTGCGGGGTTAGTCATCAACGTTGAGGCATCTTGAGCACGAGCTGCCTGTCCAGCGCCTGCAAGTGATGTGTCCTCTGTCGCAATTTCGTAAAAATAAAGTCCGCTCGCAAAAACAGAGAAATGGCTAAAAAATCCACAACATAACAAGGCAATTCGTTTCATCACTCACCTTTGCCGAATTGTAAGGGTTAATTAACAACAACATGCGAATAGTTACATCAATTTGTTAATTAGCGTAGTTCATGTCGCTTTGATTTCAACAAGTTATTTTCATTTCATCCACTTGTTGAATTAAAAGTCTTGGTTATATTTATACATGATTAACATCCATAGTGATTTTTTGAAACAAATTTACCTACGTAACTAGCTTCAAAACACGACGCAATATGTTCACTGAGAGGTTTTAGATGAAATTCAATTTGATAGTCAGGAGTCTCGCTTTGGCGGGCTTTTTCTTATCAGCCAGTACTGCCTTTGCTGCAGAAGCATCAAAGGATGCTACTGCCGCAACACAACAGGCCAATAACGCACTCTATAATCAGCTTCCTTTTTCTGACAACACCGATTTCACCAATGCCCACAAAGGATTTATTGCGCCTATCCCTCAGGATGTAATCAAAGGTGAACAAGGCAATGTCGTGTGGGACCCTCAGCAATATTCCTTTATTAAAGAAGGTGATAAGGCTCCTGATTCCGTCAACCCAAGTTTATGGCGTCAATCACAGCTGATTAATATCAGCGGGTTGTTTGAAGTTACCGACGGCGTTTATCAGATTCGCAACCTCGATTTATCTAATATGACCATTATCGAGGGAAAAGAAGGTGTTACTGTGGTTGACCCACTTGTGTCTGCGGAAACAGCCAAAGTTGGGATGGATCTCTATTTTAAAAATCGCGGAAAAAAACCGGTTGTAGCGGTTATCTATACTCACAGCCATGTTGACCACTATGGCGGTGTCCGTGGTGTGGTTGACGAAGCTGATGTTAAGTCAGGTAAGGTGAAAATTTACGCTCCTGCAGGGTTTATGGAAGCCGCCGTTGCAGAAAACATCATGGCCGGCAACGTTATGAGCCGTCGCGCCAGCTATATGTACGGCAACCTGCTAAAACCTGATGCCAAAGGCCAGGTGGGTGCAGGCCTTGGGACAACCACATCAGCCGGTACCGTTACGCTGATTGCCCCAACCAATATTATTGAGAAAGATGGTCAGAAAGAAGTTATCGATGGCCTGACCTACGACTTTATGCTGGCACCAGGGTCTGAAGCTCCGTCTGAAATGCTGTGGTATATCGAAGAGAAAAAACTCATAGAGTCTGCTGAAGACGTCACTCATACCCTGCACAATACCTATTCCCTGCGTGGCGCGAAAATTCGTGAACCACTGCCGTGGTCGAAGTACATCAACGAAGCCATTGTACGCTGGGGTGATAAGGCCGAAGTCATTATGGCACAGCACCACTGGCCGACCTGGGGCAATGAAAACGTGGTCAAGCTGCTGAAAAGCCAGCGTGACCTCTATCGTTATATCAACGACCAGACACTGCGTATGGCGAACGAAGGGCTGACGCGCGACGAGATCGCCGCTAACTTCAAGCTCCCGGATTCACTGGCACATACCTGGGCGAACCGCGGCTATTACGGCTCGGTGAGCCATGACGTAAAAGCCACCTATGTGCTATATCTGGGCTGGTTTGACGGCAACCCGGCGACGCTGGACGAACTGCCGCCTGAAGAAGCCGCGAAGAAATTTGTGGAGTATATGGGCGGCGCGGATGCCATCCTGAGCAAGGCGAAAACCGACTTCGACCAGGGCAACTACCGCTGGGTCGCCCAGGTGGTGAGCAAAGTGGTGTTTGCTGACCCGAACAACCAGGCTGCGCGCAATCTGGAAGCGGATGCGCTGGAACAGCTTGGCTATCAGGCTGAATCCGGCCCGTGGCGTAACTTCTACCTGACCGGCGCGCAGGAGTTGCGTAACGGCGTGGTGAAAGGTCCAACGCCGAATACCGCCAGCCCGGATACCGTGCGGGCGATGACGCCAGAGATGTTCTTCGACTATCTTGCCGTCCATATCAACGGGCAAAAAGCCGGAAATGCTAAATCAGTGTTCAACATTGATCTGGGCAGCGATGGCGGGAAATATAAGTTGGAGCTGGAAAACGGCGTGCTTAACCATACTGCCAATGCTGAAGCTAAAGACGCAGATGCTACTTTGACACTAAACCGCGATACGCTGAATAAGATCATCCTGAAAGAGGTTTCTATGAAGCAGGCGCAGGATAGCGGCGACATTAAGGTCAGCGGCAACGGTGCGAAACTCGATGAAATGCTGGGCTATATGGACAAATTTGAATTCTGGTTCAATATCGTCACACCATAGTTCTCGCTGAGTGAGAAAGCTGCCTTCGGGCAGCTTTTTATTAGAAAAGGTTACGCTAAATCCAAAATTAAATAGTTTCTTTGTTTCTAATTAACATCCTGATGTTAAAATTAAATGCATTATTAAATCTCATGCGTTCTACAGGAACGGTCGAACATAACTAACAACAGTCTGCTTTCGATAATGTTTCAACATTATTTAGTGGTCATATGTCTGTAGCACCTTAGACTTAAAATTACCCTGGCGTACTATTCCAATTTAAATCAAGAAGGTAATTATGTTTCTTGAATCATTCATTTCAAAAACAAAAAACAAACTGTGGACTTACTTTTTGCCATTTTTCGTAGCAAAGAGCAAAACTATCAATGAAACATATAACTTCTATAGTGTTTACTTTTCAGATGTAAAACAAGAAAAGTATGTGCTTTCTAAATTTGATGGAAACAATGTCATTCTTGAAAAGTGGAACAAAGACACAAAGTCATATGCTACGAGAGAGTCATTTACTATCACAGAAATCGAAAGGATGAATGTGGAAATTGTTCATTGGATAAAAAACGGGCCTTTGAAATTTGACTCCATTTTGAGTTTCTCGATAAATCACTTCTCTAGAATTGGATATATTAAAAAAAGTGTATCTAGGGCAAAGAACAGAATATCATCAAAACTTCATAACAATGATGAAATGATCGGGTTGGATCGAGTTAATTTATTACATATGTTAATCGATGAATATGTTCATCAATCACCAGACAAGACTCACACTGGTGTTACATGTGAGGAAATTATTGATATGATTTATGGGAGTTTTTGGCGTGACTACATAAAAAATGAGGACTTCAGAAGAAAAACACTTTTACTTTTACAATCATTCATTATTACTGGCGATGTTAAATACCAAGATGGCAGGTATTTTGTTCAGGGCCAGGCTATTACTACGATCCTATCGTGGCAGTCTGATGAGAAAAAAGAAAAACGTCAAACAAGAACTCAAAAAAACATCAGTCGCTTAATGTTAATAATCACAGCATCAACGCTTATAATTACATTGGCGATTCTGGCTCAAGCTGGGATTGTAAACTTGCATAACTTATGGGGTCATATTAAGGAGTTAGGACCTTTCCGCTTACTTTTCAAGTTAATATGATCGTGATTACATTCATTCCATTGCGTTAAATCCTACACTTATTCTAATACAAATTTATCATAAACTGTACAGGCCCCGTTCCCGTAGGCAAATTCTGTCCTTACGACGAGGCCTGTGCGAAGTCCTCTTGACTGTTACTGCGCCGACGCCCCATAAACTATTTTTTGTTATTTGAGCTGTTATGTAAGTATCCCTGAAAACGAACTAACAATTTTTTAATTGTCTCGAGCATTTGACGCTAAGCGGACCAACTAATCATGCTGCTACCTGATTTTCAGGATGCTAAACGCTGTTTTACTGCCTCCTTATGGTAAAGAGTTAAACTATTCCAATGAGTTATCAGATTACTCGAAGGCCGCTTGAAGCGGCTTTTTATTTCAACAATTAATACTCACATTAGCATTTCGTGCGGTTAAACCGTTGATCAAACCTACCTTGCGGTGTACTGTATAAAAACACAGTTAAAGCAGCGGAGGCACTTATGAAAGTTGAGTTAACCATTGATCGTACTAAGGAACTTCCTAAGGGCGCGGTTCCGGCATTGGAAAGAGAACTGTTAAAACGGCTCCAGAATCAGTTTGATGAGTGCAGTCTGGTCATACGTCGTGCAGGCTCCGATGGTTTAAGTGTTTTTGGTGGTGAGAAAGAAGCTAAGAAGAAGGTTGAGGAAATCCTCCAGGAGACTTGGGAAAGCGCAGACGACTGGTTTTATTGATACAGCATGCAATGACTTTCCAGTGTGGAGGGGGAGTGGTGGAACAGAAAGAAGAATTACCAAATAAGGGCTACGCAGTCATCAGATGCCACGATGGGGTCATCGTGGCGAGACTGCACTCATTTCCTGACAGTGGGCGCGCACTCATGTACCGACGAGGAGACGAGGTGTCGTTCATGCCGTTACAAGATGATGAGATGGTAGGAACACCGACACTCTTTACGCAGATGCTTGAGCGGGCTGGTTATCGAATAGCAAAAAGTGGGTATCTTTGAGCTAGTATTCATAGCAACAGACTGCGCCCTCACTGAAGTGATGGCGCAGAAAGTATAAGTATCTGAATTGAAATTTTTATCATTCCCAAACATTGTTATTCAAACTCAATCTTTATTATTATGTTCTACAATCGGTAGTTTATTGGTTACTATCTCATCAAGAGTACCATATAGCATTGAGTTATTTATGTTATGTAAGCCCCTCTTTGCCCTTTTCGTCAGTTCTACATGTGGAATGTTATCAACTATACTAATTTCAAAAATACCTTGGTATTCATGAGCTAGTGTTGTTAATTGGTCACTTAAGTTTTCATTTTTCTTAACTAGTGCTTCTTTCTCAATGCGAAGTTCAGATACGTCTTTGGTAAGAATTTTGATGTCACTTTTTGCGTGCTCGATACTCTGTTCAAGTTCCTTTATGGTTGAGTTTAAATTTAGGTTTATATCTGAAAGTTGCTTGCGAACATTTTCACTCTGCGCAACTGATTCTTTTTCTGAACGGAGTAAGGTTCGCAGGCTATTTTCCTCCGCTTTACTGTCACTCAACCTAACCTGAAGATCTTTAACTTCAACCTCATATGATAAGACTTGATCGTTTAATTTACTATTCTCATTTTTTATAGACTCTATGCTTTCCTCAATAAATCTTTCTTCTTTTTTATCAGCTAATTTTTTTCTTGCTTCAATTTCTGCTATTGATTGTTGCAATTCTGCTACTCTGATTTTTGATGATAGAGTTAGTTCAATTGTTTCAGAATTGGGCTTGTCTTGGATTTTAGTAATTAATTTATTTATTTGTGGTAATAAGAAAGCTATTAAAACAGAAGTGCAAAGAGGTGCAAGCAAGTATGAGCCTGTTTCAAAGTTAGAATTTATAAAATCAATTCTAGATTCAATTTCTTTTTTACTGAAAAATAAAATGGCAAGCATTGGCCAATTAAATGCAATCCAAGAAAAAACAAATACCCCTAAAAAAGGGCTTTTTACTCTCTCAAGAGAAGTTTGTCGAAAAGAAGCGAAGAGGTCGCGAATAAACTCCAACATGTCACATTCCTTGGTAGGCATTCCGATTATGATAGATAAGGGGTGATAATCGCTAACAAGCATACTACTCCGACTCATCTCAAGAAAGATGCTTGAGTAGGTATAACATAACTTAGTAAACCGTGTTAATCTCTTTAAAGGTCTGAACAACCTAACCTGCTGCGCCACTGGAGAGAAACCATGGCGCAAAAATCAAACCAGAATGAATCCTTACTGACCCCTCAAAGGGCCAGCAATTTTCTTTTGACGTCATTCCTGCGGGGGACGGCATGAAGAAAAGCTGGTTCACTCATACCGGTCTGACGACCGAAGAAGCCAGTGAGCTGGTGACGCGCTATAAGGCTAAAGGTGTTCCCGTCGAGAAAAGCCTCGATATTGACCCTCGTCTTTGGACAGTCAGCGCATTATTACCGCAGCAAAAATCCTCAGCCAAGACAGCGCAAAGCATGCGTTCCCGGGCATGGGGGTGATCGTGACAGTCTACAACATTCTCCCGATGGGAAAACCACGTATGACGCGTGCCGACAAATGGAAGAAGCGCCCTCAAGTTATGCGTTACCGGGCCTTTTGCGATCACGTCCGGCTCTTGGGCGTTTGTATGCCTGAATCAAATTCACACGTTACCTTCGTTCTTCCGATGCCTAAGAACTGGAGCAAGAAGAAGCGCGCAGAGATGAACGGGCAGCCCCATCAGGGTAAACCCGATTTGGATAACCTCATGAAGTCTCTGATGGATGCGCTCTTCGAAGACGATACGCATATCTGGGATTCAAGGATAACTAAGCTCTGGGGCGAGAACGGACAGATCATTATCAGGGAGAGCAAGTGATGCGTGCGCTTCTTCGACCTGTGGTTGCTAGGGAGCTGGGTGTCGTTCTGTTGAAACCTGGCAAAGAGCTGATGGAGTTGTTCACCACAGGAAGAGTGTTGATCGAGCGCCAGCCAGAAAGCATGCGCGAATACCAAACAGGCCGTGTTCCCGATGCCAGGCAGCCACTTGCTGAAAACGAGCAGTTGAGAAGCTTCTTTTTTAATAAAAAGGTCCTGACTTCTGCTGGAGGTATTTGCGGGCTTGATTATTGGTTGCTGAATTACGGAGGAGGAAATTGCCAGTACGCTCATAGCGATTACCACTATCCCGAGCTAACCATCATGCACCATGAGCCAGGTTCCATTTTGCTTTGTGGTTATTGCGATAATCGGCTGCGGGAACAACATACCGAGGGGCTGGCAGATCTGGCTCGTAAAAACGTGGTGGACTATGTGTTGGATTCTGTCCGCATTTATCTCTGCCTGGACAAAAGCCGCGAGATTTCACTTGCGGAGCTCTGCTGGTGGGCAGTTCGTAAAGGAGTTACGGATGCACTTCCAGAATCATGCGTTCGTGAAGTGCTTCGTTTACCTCAAGAAAGCAAGATTGGTCGCGAAAGCGATATTACGCCTTCATTACCGGCCACCAGCATCCTTGGGGATTTAGTTTCAGCGGTTGACCTGCCTGATGCTCTTGTAGAACCGCTGGTGGGCGTGATGGTGGATTCGGCACCGCCTCAGTCTTTCATGCGTCGACCAAAGCGTCTGCGCTGGGAAAGTCGCAATTATCTGAATTGGGTGAAAACACTGCCCTGTGAATGCTGCCAGCAGCAATCAGACGACCCGCATCATTTAATCGGATGGGGGCAGGGTGGCATGGCAACAAAAGCGCATGACATATTCTCCATTCCACTTTGCCGAAAACATCATACCGAACTGCATAACGACCGCCTGGCATTCGAGCGCAAATATGGCTCGCAGCTGGAAATGATCATTAGAGTGCTGGACCGGGCCTACGCGCTCGGCGTTCTGGCGTAAGGAGCTAATTAGGATGACACCACGTCAACGCCGTAATCATATTGAAGCCCTGGGCAAAGCAGCTTCTGCGCCACGCAAAAGCTGGTTAGGTAAGAGTATGCTCCTGACCAGTATTCAATCTGCATGGATTAAGTCTCTGCTGACAACATGGGGAGATGGTGTAAGCGGTGGAACAGCACCGCGCTTGCCTCGCTCTCATGCATGCTGGGACGTTCTTAAGGGCGGGCGATGGTCGGACAAGGCATTGTCTCGCTTTACAGCTGCACTGGAACAAGCTCGAGCTGAAGGATTTAGAGGGCCGCAGGCGCTTAATCGCGCTCACGCCATTTTGTGGCCACAACCAGCCACCAGCATTATTGACGAAGCTATGCACGATGATGACGTTGATTTTGTCGAGCAGTCAGTGCTGCAGGCGCTTGATGTAAATGACCCGGTTTATATCGTCGGTCTGCAGTATTACACCACACGTAAAAAAATCTCAGACATTACGCGGGAGTTACAGTCGATCGCGCCGTGGTTAACGGATTGGGAGGCCAGAAAACGTGTTCGCTGGTGTCTAGAAATCTTCAGGGCGAAGGTCTTTTTATCGACATGGAAACTCCTGGATAAGCAGAGTTGAATTCTTTTTTTAGCTTTTTGTGCCTTATATTTATTTAGTCGTTGAAAACGAGCCAAGAAATTAGATAATCCATTCATGCTTGGCAGAGCTGCGCCGCGATGGCAGCGAACATAAGCGACAATTTGATCATAACGAAAGCCCCGCCAGTCGGGGCTTTTGCTTTACGGCGATACGACAGGGGTATTCGCGAGGTGCATTGCATCAATACCCCTGTCCTATCGTCGTTCTGTATACACATCTTTTACAACTCAGGTGCACCCTCCATAAGTAGGATAGGGTAAACTAAGCATTCGTCGCGTTTCGCTTGTTGAGGTGTTTATGCTTTCATTGGAAGAGATTGGCCAATCAGTTAGAAATAATATCCAGTTGATTTTGGATAACATTCAACTTCCCTTGGCGGTCGGCCCAATCAGCGATGATGACTATAGAATTCTTTGTGGTGGCTTTGGACAGTTAGAGTGGGATTATGCCCTTGCCACCCATGGAAACGATCCGAGCAAATTTGAACTATGCATCAAGTTTGTAGCACATGGTGCAGTACAGGGTGTACCAGATGGTGCCGCTTTATGTGTGTTCGACACAGAAAGCCATACATTCAACATTCATATGATTGAGCGTTTTACTCGCGATGATGAACCTCATCCACTTAACGGACGCATGGTTCTGATTACCCTGATGAGCGCTTACATGTTCTGCAAAGCGGTTGAGTGTGAAGAAATTCGTATTATTGAACCTGTGCCTGAGCTGCTTGCTTACTATTCCTCTTTCGGCTTTGTTCTGGATAGAAGCGGATACGTTATGGTCTGTGAAACAACTACAATCGAAGCTGTTTTCCTCAAATTCGCACAATTAGGGTAGACGGGATCCCGCTACACATTGTAGGATTACCTTCCAAATTTACCTTTCAGGTAAACGTAATCATCAAACGATCTCGACGGATGTTTGATGACACCAATCGGCCAGAACGATTGGTAAAGGATAGCCATGGTGCTACCTTTATTATGAAAGAAGAGGCACACGAGTCTCAGAGGTAATCATGAAAACTCAAAAAGCGACCAAGCCACAAGTAAAATTCGACACAATGAAAGCATTCGCAGGTATGGGTGCTGCTGTTGAAGTGCTGATGAAGGCTGCTCCTAACGCGTTCACTGACGCCACTGTTTCCGGAAAGGAAAAGCAGGGTAAGCTGCGCCATCGCAAAGCAGCATGACCATAGCTGGTGCTTTTTGAAAAACCCGCCTCGCGCGGGTTTTTTTGTGCCTGATGCAAAGACTTCTTGCTGACTTTATCAACCAGAGTTATCTGTATGTCATTTCCTTAATGACAGGTAAAAGGCATGCAAAATCAAACATATATGACTGCTGAAGCAAAGGCGGTTTTTAACGAATTAAGTGCGTCACCTGCGACAGCAGGTGAAATTGCAGAGAATACACATCTCAGCCTTGCACGCTGTCAATTCATTCTTACGCAGTTGGTGATGGCGAAGTTATCGATATACCAATTTGGATGTTACAAGCGCCTCCAGTGATGGGGGCTTTTTTTGTGGAATGGGCGGCTGGTGGGTGTTGTAGCACCCAGCCAGCCATTTGCTCATGTAGAAGGTCACAAGCGAACCAAGGCCCACCGCTTTAGCCTAAAGCATGTTGAGCCTACCAGAGACCCGCTTACTGATCTATGAAAAATACTGTAAAAATATCCAGTCCTCAATTAGTAAACACCGATTGCCTTCAGTATCTTGCTGATCTTCCAGATGACTCAATAGACCTTATTGTTACCGACCCACCTTACTTCAAAGTGAAGCCGAATGGCTGGGATAACCAGTGGAACGGTGACGCCGATTACCTTCGCTGGCTTGATATGTGTCTTGCACAGTTCTGGCGAGTGCTTAAGCCTGCCGGCAGCCTGTATTTGTTTTCAGGTCACCGCCTTGCATCCGATATTGAGATCATGATGCGCGAACGCTTCAACGTCATGAACCACATTATCTGGGCGAAGCCATCAGGGCGCTGGAACGGATGCAATAAAGAAAGCCTGCGATCTTACTTCCCCGCGACGGAACGCATCCTTTTCGCTGAGCATTATCAGGGGCCGTATAAGCCGAAAAGCGACGGGTATGCTGAGAAAAGCAACGAGGTCAAACAGCACGTTATGGCCCCGTTGATCTCTTATTTTCGGGATGCAAGAGCTGAACTGGGGGTCACGTCAAGGCAAATAGCTGAAGCCACCGGAAAGAAAAATATGGTGTCCCACTGGTTTGGGGCCAGTCAGTGGCAACTACCGAACCAGCAGGATTATGAAAAGCTGCAGGAATTGTTCACTCAGATCGCCATTGAGAAGTACCGCGACTCTGAACTCCAAGCACCGCATCACCAACTGGTGGCCACATGGCATTCGTTGAACCGGAAATACCTTGATCTGCTGGAAGAGTACAAATCTCTTCGGCGGCATTTCTCTGTGACAGTAGCCGTGCCCTATACAGACGTCTGGACACATAAACCCGTCCAGTTCTATCCAGGTAAACACCCGTGCGAAAAACCCGCTGATATGTTGCGGCAAATCATCAACGCCAGCAGCAGGCCCGGCGATGTGGTAGCTGATTTCTTTATGGGCTCGGGATCAACTGTTAAAGCAGCCATTGAACTGGGCCGCCAGGCTATCGGCGTAGAACTGGAAGAGGAACGTTTCAACCAGACGGTAAGTGAGGTAAGGCAGCTGGCAGGGGAATAAAAGCTTGGGTCGCTATCGCGGCCCTTTTTATTACCTCAACTGGACACCCGCAACGTAGCGAGGTGAGAGCATGTATCGAATGGACAAAATAACTACTGGCATTTCCTACGGTGCCTCGGGAGGTAGTGCCATTTACTGGGTTAGAAGGCTTCTCGACGGCTATACACCCGAACAGTGGGCAGCTATTGGTGTGATCGGTAGTTTACTGTTCGGTTTGCTTACCTTTCTTACCAATCTCTATTTCCAAATCAAAGCGGATCGCCGCAAAGCTGCACGGGGTGAATGATGTCGAACAAAGCAAAGCTCAGCGCAGCAGTGCTGGCGCTAATCGCGTCAGGTGCATCTGCTCCACTCATTTTCGACCAATTCATAAGCGAGAAAGAAGGCAATGCGCTGGTGGCCGTTGTTGATCCGGGTGGGGTCTGGTCTTTATGTCACGGCGTTACCGTTATCGATGGCAGGCGTGTTGTTAAAGGCATGACGGCCACTGAGGAACAATGCCGGAAGGTTAACGCTATTGAACGCGATAAGGCATTAGCCTGGGTTGATCGCAATATCAAAGTGCCTCTGACAGAGCCGCAGAAGGTCGGTATAGCATCCTTCTGCCCGTACAACATTGGTCCCGGTAAATGCTTCCCTTCGACCTTCTATGGGCGTATCAATGCAGGTGATCGCTTAGGTGCATGTGAGGCAATCCGCTGGTGGATTAAGGACGGTGGACGTGATTGCCGCCTGACTAAAGGCCAGAAGAATGGCTGTTATGGGCAGGTCGAGCGGCGTAATCAGGAAAGTGCGCTGGCGTGCTGGGGGCTGGACCAATGAAATTTAATCCGGGTCTTATCGGCATTGTAGTTATTGCTGGACTTTCTATCGCTCTCGTTAAGAGTTGTTCAGACGCCAGTAGCCTTCAGAGCGATATCGACGTTCTGCGAAGTGACAACTCTTTGCAGGGGCAGGTGATCGCCAATCAGGCTTTCAACTTTAATCGGTTCAATCAGATTGCAGAACATGCAAACAGGCTTAACTCTCTGATCGATACCAGTACCGAAGAAACCGTAATCGAATACCGGGAGATTCTCCGCCATGAAAAAACCTGTGATCTGCCTGTTCCTGCTGATATTGCTGGTGGGCTGTACGAATACGCGTACCGTTTACGTTCCGGCGCAATGCACGCCGATACCGACACAGTTGACGAAGCCGATGGTCGTGCCGTTGCCACCAGCGCAATGACATATTGCCAGGCCGTTCTCTGGATTAAGCCTCTGTTGGCCGTTATTGAGAAGGGTAACAACAACTTCGCGGGCATAAGGCAAATAGAGCTGGAAAGAAAAAACTAGGGATGGCTCGTCCTTGAGCACACGGGTATTCCTGAACGACGGCTTTACCTGACATAGCAAAGCACCATTAAATTGTAGAAAAGACTCGATATTTAACAAGCGAAGCACCGCATTGTAAAAAAATGCCCTCACAGGGAGGGCTACCAGAGTCTCAGTTCACTTGCTCTTTTTATTGATGATTCCCTGGAGTTGGCAGTCTCCACATCAGAGTCCTTAATAGCGTGGCACTTAACCGCCAATCAACAAGCGTAAGCGGGAGCGATTGAGAACTTTCTTATGCCCGGCATGTAGTTATGGATGCATCAGGCAAAGCCGCCTGCTGGCATGAGTAGGACATAGCAAAAGAAGCAAGCTCGTGATGGGATAAGTCGCTGAGCGATACAAGTCAAACGAACATTCAATTTGAAGATATTGGACAGCAGAAGTTAAGGTTAGAAAGATATAAAGATGTTGTGGATAAACGCTATCATTGATGTATAACCCAATAAAAGAGTACAATTCGAATGTTCATCCTAAATGAAGACATCAATGATTTATTGTTTTTCCTCAGTCTTTCATCAGCATTAGTTTTTTTGAGCTTAATGCTGATTTCATATGGACTTCAAAGGAAAAGAGTAATGATCATGTGTGTTTTCCTTTTGATGATTTCAAGTGTTACTGCGGTAATGCATTTTTGAACCATAAATCCCGGCTACAAGGATGGCAATGGTGTTGTCAGTCGTGAAGGGTTCGACCTTAACAACTTTTTTTGTTGGCCTGTCGCCTGTCCTCTGCCTGATATTATTTGCGCAGTCGATTTACATGTTCAGATTGAGCTACAAGACGTTGGCTATAACATTGATGATTTTAGCTCTAGTTTTAGGTCTGTTTTATTTGATGTTAACAAATATTTTATCTGCCAATTTGATGTAGGGCGTTCTAAAAATATTCAATCATTAACTTTAGTGCTTCTTTTGAGTGCCTTGTATTGATATGAGGTAATTAGAATTGGGGGATATATCACCATGCCTAAGATTTATATACTCAATTAGCATTCCAAATATGCTTCGTTAAAGTTGGGCTTTAATATTCTCATCGCACGTGCAACGTGCTGAAGCCTGGCGGGTTGAAATGAATTCAGCATCGAAGCCCGAACATGAGATTTCCCTAAGCTTTCCGGGTCCTTTCCGGCTATCTGACATGTTACGGGGCGGCGACCTCGTAGCCTCTCGCTGTTCATGAAGTTCTGACGGCAATCTTTGCTTCCTTTTGTATTGTAACTTTGTCTGATCCCTTACTGCAGTTATCTCATCAATTATCCCCTCTGGCGGATATAGCGAGTCTCGCTGGGATCGACACATATGAACAAACTTAAACATAAGGCTGGTTGTTAGTTATGCCCCCACGTATCAAAAGGCCATGCAGGCACAAAGGCTGTGCTGCCCTGACAAATGATTCAAGCGGCTACTGTGATGAACATCGGCAGCAGCATGCCGGTGAAGGATGGCGTAACTATCAGACCGGTAAAAGCCGACAAGAGCGTGGTTACGGGCGTCCCTGGGAAGTCAGGCGTGCACGTATTCTCCAGCGAGATAAACATATCTGCCAGGAGTGTCGACGCGCTGGCATAGCAACCCGAGCGAGTACCGTCGACCATATCCTGGCTAAGGCTCACGGCGGAACGGACGATGATTTCAATCTGGAGGCGTTATGCTGGCCATGCCATCGAACCAAGACTGCAAGGGAGCGCCTCCGGTGAAACTCGGCCAGTCAGCGCATGGGGAGGGGGGGATCAAATCCTCAACCCCTTTCGCTTTTAAGGACTGCCGCTCCCGGTAGTTTTTTGCGCGTGAGAAATAAGAATTTTTTTTTGATGATATTTGAGGTGCCCCGCTATGAGTACCGGAGTGAGATCGCCAGGGGGAGGTCGTAAGCCGAAGAAGACCGGAATGCAGGTCAGTTCTCTGACTCGTGCAGTTTCACCGCCAGATGAACTGCTGGGTGAGATGGCGATCGATGCCTGGAAACGAACCTGCAAAATTCTGATTAACCGTGGTTCGTTCGAAATGGAGGACTGCTATCTGCTGATGGAATATTGCAACACGGTGCAGCTCCTTTACGACGCGAACCAGGAAATAAAAGCTGATGGGATTGGGGATGAAACTGCTGCCGGTGGGCAGAAAATGGGAGCCGCAGTAAAGGCGCGGGATAAGTACATCTCACAGCTTATCCGTCTTAGCGTGGTTCTGAAACTTGATCCCAACAGCAGAGCCAGAAAACGCACGCCGGGCGAAGAAAGTAAATCCGGCAATGAATTTGACGAATTTTGATTGGGGCGATGTTCCCAATTTTTAGGGACTTATTATGGCCGCGTACCCGAGCGTCAATATGGCGAACCAATATGCGCGGGATGTGCTGAACGGGAAAATACTTGCCTGCAAGAGCATCCAGCTGGCATGCCAGCGCCATTTTAATGATCTGAAAATTTCTCTCGATAAGGATTACCCCTACCGATTCGACCGTGAACTGGCGGAACGCGCCTGCCGTTTCGTTCAGCTTTTACCGCATTCCAGCGGTGATTTAGCCGGTCAAAAACTGAAGCTGGAACCCTGGCAGGCGTTTGCATTTAGCTCAATTTTCGGCTGGGTCACGAAAAAGACCAAAAAGCGCCGATTTCGCGAAGCGTATATCCGGGTGGCCAGGAAGAACGGGAAATCGTTTTTCGCGGCAGGCATAGGTACGTACATGTTCTGCGCTGATGGTGAAAACAGCGCGGAAGTGTACTGCGGGGCCACCACGATGGCGCAGGCGAAAAAGGTCTTCACCCCAGCCAGGCAGATGGCAGATCGCCTTCCGTCGCTCCGCTCAAAATTCAATATTTCGGTCTGGGTTGACAGCCTGACCCGTCCGGACGGTTCGCTGTTCGCGCCCATCGCCGGGAAGCCTGGCGACGGTGACAGCCCTCACTGCGCGATCATTGATGAATATCATGAGCACGATACGGATCACATGTATGAAGCCATGACGCTGGGCATGGGCGCACGTTCGCAGCCGCTGACGCTTATCATCACCACGGCGGGTACGTCGCTGGAATCGCCATGCTACGACAAGGATAAGCAGGTCAAGGAGATGCTCAACGGGCATGTGCCTAACGACCGCCTGTTTGGCCTGGTTTATGAGCTAGATGAAGGGGACGACTGGACCGACCCGACCAACTTCATTAAAGCGAACCCTAACCTCAACGTGTCGATATCGTATGACGATCTGCTGGCGGAGATGGAGGTCGCTAAACAGGTTCCGCGCAAGGTCAACGCCTTTAAAACGAAGCGTCTGAATATCTGGGTATCCGGTAAAGCCGCGTTCTACAACATGACGCAATGGCATGCCGCCGCCGATAAATCCCTGCGCTACGAGGACTTTGCAGGCGAGGATTATTACCTCGGTCTGGACCTCGCCCAGCGTCTTGATCTTAACGCCGGTGTTGGCGTTTTCGTCCGCGAAATTGAGGGTAAGAAACATTACTACTGCATCAGGCCGAAATTTTGGGTACCGGAGGACACGGTCCGGAGCACGGACCCGAAAATTGCCAAAACTGCAGACCGGTATGTGAAGTTCGTCGAAATGGGGGCGCTTGAAGCGACAGATGGGGCAGAAGCGGATTATCGCGAAATCCTGGCCAGCATTATCGACCTTCAGGAAATTGATAAGGTCCGCGTCAGCGAAATCCCCATCGACCCCAGCGGGGCCACGGCACTCAGCCACGAGCTGCAGGACCACGGGTTTGAGCCCATTTCTATCCGGCAGGACTACACCAACATGTCGCCGCCGATGAAGGAGCTGGAAGCGGCGCTCGCTGGCGGTCGTTTCCACCATGACGGGAACCCGGTCCTGTCATGGTGTATCAGCAACGTTATCGGAAAAAATGTCCCCGGAAGCGACGATATCGTCCGACCGACGAAGGGCGACAAGCAGTCAAAAATCGACGGCGCAACAGCGCTGTTTATGGCTATAGGCCGCGCAATGCTGAACGGTCGGGCCAGCAATCAATCCGTTTATGATGAGGAAGACGTCGCATGTTAACGGCAATTATTACCTTTATGATCGGCCTGTTCGGCGCGGCGCTTATCTCGTTTGGCGCGTGGATGGTGTTTCCGCCTGCAGGCGTTATTGCTGCAGGCGTGTTTTGCCTGCTGGCATCCTATTTTGCTGCCAGAGCCGCTGCGCCTGCGAATGATTCTCCAGGGGGTAACTGATGTTCATTCCTCAGTTCTTCCGGGGCAGGTCGCGTCCGGGAGGGAGTAACTGGACAACGGTTCTCGGGAGCGTCAGCGCCAGCAAGAGCTCATCGGGCATGCTGGTTACGCCGGAAACGGCAATGGGGATTGGGGCCATACGCGCCTGCGTAACGCTCCTTGCCGAATCCATCGCCCAGCTGCCCGTCGAGCTTTATCAGCGCGACGAAAAAGGCGGTCGGCGCAGGGCAACGGATCATCCCCTGTACGATGTGATCCATTCGCAGCCAAACAGAAAGGACACCAGCTTTGAATATTACGAACAGCAGCAGGGCGTGCTGGGGCTTGAAGGGAACAGCTATTCCCTGATTGACCGGCACGGCAACGGCGATATCGCTGAACTGATACCGATTAACCCCAAAAAGGTCATCGTCCTGAAAGGGCCGGACGGGATGCCGTATTACGAGCTGCCTGAGCTGGGTGAAACGGTGCCGATGCGCATGATGCACCACATCAAGTATTTCTCGCTCGACGGGTACATCGGCACCTCCCCGATTCAGACGAACGCGGACGTTCTCGGGCTGGGCATGGCGGTTGAGCAGCACGCCGCGCAGGTGTTCGCCCGTGGCACCACGATGTCCGGCGTGATTGAGCGCCCCAAAGAGGCGGGAGCCATCAAGAGCCAGGCGTCAATTGACAAGCTTCTGGCCAAATGGACGGACCGGTATTCCGGAGTGCGAAACGCCTTCAGCGTGGCATTGCTGCAGGAGGGCATGAGCTATAAGCAGCTGTCGCAGGACAATGAAAAAGCGCAGCTGCTGCAGTCGCGCCAGTGGACGGTAAACGAGGTGTGTCGGCTTTACAAAATCCCGCCGCACATGATTCAGCTTCTCGACAAATCGACCAACAACAACATCGAGCACCAGGGGCTTCAGTACGTGATGTACACGCTGCTGGCCTGGCTGAAGCGCCATGAAGCGGCGATGATGCGCGATTTGTTGTTACCCAGCGAGCGTCGCGACTTTTACATCGAGTTCAACGTCTCGTCGCTGCTGCGCGGCGATCAGAAATCGCGTTACGAGTCCTACGCGCTGGGCCGCCAGTGGGGCTGGCTGTCGGTAAACGATATCCGGCGCATGGAGAACATGGCCCCGGTAGAGGGCGGCGACAAGTATCTGACGCCGCTGAACATGGTCGATACCAGCACCGTTCACGGGCTGGATAAAGCCACCCCCGCGCAGATAAGCGAAATCAGCGCAATCCTGCAGCGAACTGCATAAACCTGATTATCAGGCTCTCACAGGTATACACAATGTCGAAATTAATCAACCTGCCGCACCTGGCTGACCAGGTGTTCGGGGTGCCTCACTACGCCACGCGGCAAATCATGGACTCGGTGAAGTCGATCCTGGTTCCCCGCCTGCAGGGCATGAATGTGGCCCCGCTGGAAATGGCCCTGGGGCCGGATGAGTCACAGGAAACGAATGAACCTCAGCAAAGCGGCGGCGGCGTGGGCGTTATTCCTGTCCACGGCATCCTGGTCCCCCGGCGTGGTCAGATCGTGAATATGTGTACGGAGCTGAACAGCTACGAGCGTATTCGCGGCCAGCTGGCTTCCCTTCTGAACGACCCGGGCATTAAAGAAATCGTGCTCGATATTAACTCGGGCGGCGGCGCGGTATCGGGCTGTAAGGAGCTGGCTGACTACATTTATCAGTCGCGCAGCGTGAAGCCCATTACGGCCATCGTGAACTTCAGCGCGTTCTCTGCGGCGTACTTTATCGCGTCGGCCTGCAGCAAAATTATCGTCAGCGAAACCAGCGGCGTGGGCTCCATCGGGGTCATCCTGGAGCACATGGAAGCATCGAAATGGGAGGAGAGCGTGGGGCTGAAATTTACCACGTTCTCGCGCGGCGATAACAAGAACAACGGCTCCCCACATGAACCGCTGACGGAGCTGGCCACGTCCCAGATACAGGCGATGATCGACGGCGCATATCAGACGTTCACGTCCTCCGTCGCGCAGTATCGCGGCATAGATATCGACGCCGTTATCGGCACCCAGGCCGCGCTGTATTTCGGGCAGAACGCCGTCGCAGCAGGGCTGGCAGATGAGATGTCCGATCCTCAGTCAGCCATCAACGCGATTGCCGCGAAATACAAACCCTCGCCCCAGCAATCCAGTATCCAGTTACGTGCTGCTGTTATGGATCAGCAGGCCCGTATGTAACCCGACGCGAAGCGTCACCGTAAGCAGCCAGATGGCTGCTTTTTTTATGCGTAAAAGAGAGAAAAACGATGAACAAAATCGAAGAACTGCGTCGCCAGCGTGCGGGTATTAACACTCAGGTTCAGGCCCTGGCACAGATTGAAATGAACGGCGGCACGCTGAGCGCGGAGCAGCTGGAGCAATTCACTGGCCTGCAGGCTCAGTTTGATGAGCTTTCGGCGTCCATTGAGCGTCTGGAAGCGGCAGAACGCCTCGCTGCCACCACGGCAATTCCGGTGAAGGCTGCGCAAAACGGTCGTAACGCACCGGCGGTGCAGGTGAAAGCCGAACCGGCTCATTACAAAGGCGCTGGCATGACCCGCATGGTGATGGCCATCGCGGCGGGTAAGGGCGATCTGCAGCAGGCCGCTTCGTTCGCTGCGGAAGACCTGAACGATCAGGGGCTGTCGATGGCTATCACGACCGCAGCCAATTCAGGCGGCGCGCTCGTTCCGCAGAACATGCAGAACGAGGTGATTGAGCTCCTGCGCGACCGCACCATCGTGCGTAAGCTCGGGGCGCGAAGCATCCCGCTGCCGAACGGTAACCTGGCGATCCCGCGACTGGCCAGCGGCTCAACGGCAAGCTATGTCGGTGAAGGCAAGGATGTGAAGGCGAGCGGTGCGACCTTTGATGACGTCAAACTGAACGCCAAAACGCTGATCACCATGGTGCCGCTTTCCAACCAGCTGATTGGTCGCGCCGGATTCAACGTCGAGCAGCTGGTGCTGGGCGATATCATCAGCGGCATCTCCACCCGCGAAGATAAGGCGTTTCTCCGTGACGACGGCACCAACGACACCCCGAAAGGGATGAAAGCGGTAGCTACAGCTGGTAGCCGCACGCTCCCATGGGTGGCGGACGAAGAAGTGAACCTGCAGACCATCGATACCTACCTTGATGCGCTGATCCTCATGGCGATGGACGGTAACAGCAACATGTTGAAGTGCGGCTGGGGTATGTCCAACCGCACCTACATGAAGCTGTTCGGCCTGCGCGACGGGAACGGCAACAAGGTGTATCCGGAAATGGCAGTGGGTAACCTGAAAGGCTATCCGATTGAGCGCACCTCGGCTATTCCGGCGAACCTGGGCACGGGTGGCAAGGAGTCTGAGATTTACTTTGCTGACTTCAACGATGTCCTGATTGGTGAAGACGGCGCAATGGTTGTCGATTTCTCCCGCGAGGCGACCTACATCGATGCAGACGGGAACACCGTTTCCGCGTTCGCGCGTAACCAGTCCCTGATCCGCGTCATCATGGAGCACGATATCGGTTTCCGCCATATCGAAGGCCTGGCGCTGGGTACCGGCGTTACCTGGTAATATTCCGACAATCGTGATTAACAGCCCGCCCCGTGCGGGCTTTTTTACAGGTGAACATCATGGCTCCTAAAACCAAAAACACTCAGAAAGACGATATCGCCACCGACGCCAACGCCGAGCCAGCGGTAACGACTGCAGCTGCGGCTGATACTTCAGCACCTGCACCAGACGTTAACACCGGTTCTGCAGGCGAAGCCGGTGGTGACGGTGATGGTACCGAACCCGGTCCGGACGGCGACGATACGGATTCAGGTGGTGATGCGAAACAGGATGAAACCCCAGAGGAACGCATGTCAAAACTGACTGGAAAAGTCGCTTCGGTACAAAACGGGCGCGTCGCGGTGACGTTCCTTGGTCCGTTCAGCCGCTACAGCCGTGGCGATGTGGCCTGCTTTGACAGCGCCGTCGCTCAGGACATGGTGGACCGAAATATCGCCGTCTGGGCAAAAGATGCAGAACGCGCCCTTCAACCGAATAAGGACGATGACGCGCATGATACTGACATTGGCTGAAGCCAAAACCCAGCTGCGCCTCGAGCTGGATTTTGATGAGCACGACAGCTTGCTGACCAGCCTGATTGGCGCGGCTCAGCGCAGCATCGAGCGCAGCTACTACTGCAGGCTGGTAGAGAACCAGGCGCAGCTTGACGCACTGCCTGACGGTGAGACGGGTTACATCATTGATGAAGATATCAAGCTGGCCGCGAAGATGATTGTCTCGCAGTGGTATCTGAATCCCACCGGCACGGCAGAAGGTTCGCCATCCGATTTGGGCGTTGAGTACCTGCTGTTCCCGCTAATGGAGCATACCGTATGAGTGACCCCCTGCGCCCCGGCGAGCTGAACTGCCGGATAACACTCAGCTACGTGGAAACAGAACGCGGTGAGCTCGGCGAGACGCTTCCGGCCCGTGAGGTGATCGCCGGAAAGGCCTGGTCCAGAAAGGAGCTGGTCTCCGGGCGGAAGGTCCGGACGCTGGACCAGCAGCAGGTCGTCGAAACGTGCCTCTTCACGCTGTACCCGCGCAAGGTTGACGTGGACTGGAAGGTATCGACAGCGGACCGGGTATATACCGTTCGCAACGTCGAGCGCCTGACGGATCGGATAATCATCACCGGAGAGGCGGATTCACGCCATGATCGAGTCAGCAATTAAAACCGCCGTCGAGCGGATCACCGGGCTGGATACGTACCCGCTGCTGCTTCCGGATACGGTGCAGGAAGGCGCGACGTTCCAGCGTATTTCCGACCCGCAGGTCGGTGACGGACTGAGGCGGACCGGACTGTCCGAGGTGCGGATACAGCTTTCGCTTTATGTTGTCGACCGGTACACGTCGCTGCTTCAGTTTGACGGGGCGCTCTGGGCTGAATGGAAGAAAATTGTTCATGGCCAGCTGGAAGGTCAGCCCGTCCAGTACGTTGAGCGCGGAGGCATACAGCAGGGGAAAACCACGCTTCCCAACAACCGCATCCAGTTCCGATTGGTGCGCGACTTCATCTTCACCGTTCCGGAGTAAACACCATGCAGATGGACATTAAATTCCCCACCGGGAAGGAGTTTGACCGGCTGCTGGAAAGCATCGACAAGAAAGTAGGGGTGAAACTCCTGCGCGATGCAGGACGCGCTGCGCTTGCGGTCGTTGAGCAGGATATGCGGCAGCACGCCGGTTTTGATGAGGAAAGCATCGGGCAGCACATGCGCGATTCCATCAAAATCCGCAGCACCAACGTGGCAGAGACCTCGCGCTATAACACCATCGTTACGCTGCGCGTCGGTCCCAGCAAAATTCACCACATGAAAGCGGTGGCGCAGGAGTTCGGCACCGTCAAACAGGTCGCCGACCCCTTCATTCGTCCGGCGATGGACTACAACGTTCAAAAAATCCTTAAAGTGCTGGCCGCAGAAATCCGGCTGGGCCTCGAAGGGCGTTAGCAATCAGGAGAGAGTAAATGGCAGATCCAGAAATCAAATCCCCGTCAGAGTACGCGGTACTCCCTGCGGGTACCGAGGTTCGCTACGGTCAGAAGGGCGCAACCATTACCACCGCCGCGCTTCTGCAGAGCGCGATGGGGATTGGGGCAACGGGGAAAAAAGGCACCTTCCTCGAAGTGACGCGGCTCATCGACACAGAGCCGAAATACATGGCCGACATGGGCGAGGGCGAAGATAAAACGCTCGTCTTCATTGACGATCCATCCGATACCGTGCAGGAAGCGCTGCTGAGCGACGCCGATGCGAAAAAAACGGTGGTCTTCTTCATGAAGTTCCCCAACAAGCGCATTTCAGAAGTCGAACTGGTGCTGGCTGGCTGGAGCCTGCAGGCCGTTGACACGCCGAAAGGCAAAGTGCTGCAGGTTGAGGTCTACGGCAAGCAGAACAGCGTTAAATGGTCCGTTGAGCAGCCAGCCGGTGGTGGCGAGTAACCTTCTATTTCCCCGCGCCGGTCGCGGGGCTTTTTACTGATGAAACAGGATAAAAAACATGAACTACAAATCCCTTATCAACCCACTGAATACCACAGTTGAAAAAACGCTCCTCGGCCAGAAGGTGTATCTTCGCCGCCTGACCAGCGCCGAGCTGGATGACTATAACGACAAAGTTGAAGCCGGACGCCAGGCCAGGCTTCCGTCGCGAGAGCTGTCGGCGATGGGGGTAAACCTGTTTCTGGCGGCGCTGGTCAATGAAGATGGCAGCAAGCCAAAAGCCAGCGAACTGCCCACTGCAGACCAGCTGATGGCCGCCCACGCGAACGCCGATCTTCTCGACGCGGTCACGCTCGTTCAGCGCCATTCTTACGGCACGCTGGAGGAAGCCACAAAAAACTAACCGACTCGTCCCATCTCAGGCTGCTGTTCATGCTGGCAGACCGATGGGACGAGCCGGACCCCCGCAAAATAGCCGAACTTCCGGCGAACATACTGACCCACTGGCAGGCCTATTTCGATCTCCTGAGAACGGAGGCCGAAACGCCAGCGCCGGTTAACTCCCCTTCGGTGACTGCTGCGCAATCTGAAAGCGACCAGCAGTTTGCTGACTGCTTCAGGATATTAGGACATGGCTGCTGACGTTGCGTCGTTGGCTGTCGCGCTGCATCTCAACTCCGCCAGCTTTAAATCACAGTTTGCTGATGCTATGCGAACGGCGGACAGCAGCGCCCAGCAATTTAACAGGAAAGTCCAGACGGACAATCAGAAAACCCGGCAGTCGTTTGAAGGGCTGGGAAAGGGGATTACCGGGCTGGACGCCGACTTTAACAAGCTTGGCAAAACGGTCGACCAGCGCCTGACCGGACTGGATGAAATGCGCGGTCTGCTGGCCAACATTTCAGCTGGCAGTAACGTTGCCGGAAGTTCTATCACCACGGCGCTGGTTTCGGCCCTCAGCGAGGGTATGAGCACCGCGCTGGATAACAGCATTACGGGCCTGAAATCACAGCGGCAGGCCCAGATTGAGTTTACCCAGGCGCAGATAAGCGCCGCGCAGGGCTCGCTAGAGAACGCCAGGCAGCTGCGTGCTGAAGCTATCGAGAAGCAGAACATCGCGGTTAAGACCATTGAAGCCGCCCGTGCCGACCGCGAGCGCGCTTTTGCGCTCGATGAGCATTTTGCCAAACAGGCCGAAGTGAACAAGCAGTACGGGCTGGCCGTCAGCTATGAGGCCGAGCACGTTAAAAACGCCAGAACCATTCAGGAGGCGAATCTTGCTGAAGCGAAGGCGAAGGGCAGTCTTGCAGAAGCGACGAAAACGGTGCTGGCAGCTGATATCGCCGAGTCTGCCGGGAAGCAGCAGCTGGCCACCTCAACGCGCCAGCTCGCCGTGGCCAGCCAGGAGTTATCTCTTGGCCAGCGAGCCGCTGCAGCCAGCGCGGGCCTGATGCGCGGAGCAATGGCGATGGTCGGCGGTCCTGTCGGGCTGGCCGTTATTGCCGTCGCCGGTGCGGTGACCGCGATTTACTCAGCCTACTCCAACAGCGAAGCGGTCATTAAAGGGTATACGCAGGCGTTACAGAAATCCGGCCAGCAGTCCGTTATGTCGGTGATGTATCTGCAGAATCTGACCTCCAGCCTCGGTGATTCAGATCGTGCCGTTAAGGCGGTTACGGCATCCGTGTCGGCGGGTTTCGGCGGAAATATGCTGGAGCAGGTCGCCAGCCTCGGCACGCGAATGGAGGAAATCGGGCAGAGCTCCGACGATCTCGTGTCGCTGCTGTCGAGCCTGAAAGGCGATCCGCTGCAGGCGCTTCAAAAGCTGACCGACCAGGGAATTTTGCTCAACGGCAGCATGATAGACCAGATAGTCACGCTCGAGCGCCAGGGGAAAACCTCTGAAGCAACGGCGCTGCTGCAGCAGGCGGCGATGAATGACCTTGATACCAAACTCAAGGAGCAGGAATCGAACGTAGGTGGGCTGAAAAGCGCGTGGAAATCGCTGAAAGATTTTGTCGCAGATGCGTTCAAAACGATGGGAGACGCGCACATAGCCACCGCGCAGGCGATGGCTGCGGGTGCAGGCGTTGATCTCGATACCACTCCTGACCCGGCAATCAAGCAGCGTGAAGAGGCGGAAAAGCAATATCAGGCGCAGAAAAAGCAGCGTGAAGAAATTTCGAAGCGTCTGAAGGACGAAAACACGCTTTCAGGGCTGCTAAAAGCCGGGACATCGCGTGAAAAAGAGCGGGCCGATGCCGTTGCGCTTGTTAATGCCAATTTCACCAAAGGAACGGCTGAATACACGCAGGCAATGCGCGGCATCGACAAAATGTATTCTGAGCAGAAAAAATCCCGCGAGAAGGCGTACAGCGACGATGCTGCGACCACGCGCCTGAATCAGCTTCGCCAGGAAGAGGCCGCGCTGCGGTCCCAGAACGAACAGACCGAGACGCTGACGCAGTCGGAAAAGAAACTGGCGCAGTTCAACCAGGAAATCGCTGACCTCAAGGAGAAGCGTATCCTGACCGCTGGCCAGCGCAGCATTCTGGCGCAGGAAACGGAGCTGCGTCACCAGCTGGAGATTAACGCCAGCCTGGATAAAGCCAACCAGCAGCGCAAACTCGGCCTTCAGATTCAGGAGCAGAACCAGGAGCTTTATCGCTCAACGCTGCAGCTGCAGCAGGAATATGCTAACAGTGTCGCCCAGATGACCATGAGCTCCGATGCCCATGACCAGATGGTAGCAGAGCAGCAGGTCCGGGAGCGTTTTGCAAAGCTCCGGGAAGAGCAGGATAAAACGATTTCCGATCACAGTTCCGAACTGTACCGAAAACAAACTGAGGTGCTGAGGGATGAAGAGCAGAAGCAGCTGGAAATTGTCCGTAGCGGTGCAGAGCGGAAAAAGCAGGTAGAAGGGTCATCGTTTGACGGGATGAAAAAAGGGCTGACGGACTGGCGAGTTAACGCTGAAAACCAGTTCACCCAGGTTCGCGACATTGCCATAAACGCGATGGATGGCATGGGTACTGCCCTCTGGAATGTTGCGTCGAAGGGAAAGGGAGAGTTCAAATCGCTGGCCGTATCTGTTATCGACGATATTGGCAAGATGATCACGAAGATGCTGATGCTGAACGCTATCAAATCCGGTGCTTCAGCGCTGGGTGTGGGCAGCTGGTTCGGTTGGGCTGACGGGGGTTATACCGGCGACGGCGGCAAGCATGACGTCGCCGGTGTGGTTCACCGTGGTGAATGGGTGGTTCCGCAATCTGTGGTCAAGAAGCCTGGCATGCTCAGTTTCCTGAATCAGCTTACTTACGGCAACGGCTACGCCGAAGGTGGTCTGGTCGGTGGCGGCGTGGCAAAACCATCCGGAGACTCGTATTCGCAGCCCTCTGCTGGCCAGGGCAACCTCCATTTCTCTTTAACTATTCCGCTGCAGGTCATTCAGCAGGGCGGAGCGAGTCAGGAACCTTCCTCAAAAAGTCAGGAGCTTCTAACCAGCGAGACCAAAGCCCGACTTAAGCAGTTTGTTATTGAAACGCTTGATCGCGAACTGGCCAACGGAGGCATGATTGACACCAAAATGAGGACGGCCTGATGGCATTGCAGACGTTTACCTGGTCTCCGCGTAATGGCCCTGTGGGAGACTTTAAGTACCGAACCAGCAGCGTACAATACGGCGATGGCTATGAGGCAGTAACCGGAGAGGGCATTAACCCGGAGACGCAGTCATGGCCATTAACGTTCACCGGTATGAATGAGGATATGAAGCCGGTGCTCAAGTTTTTGCGCGAGCATGGCGAAGTCAAAGCATTCAAATGGACCAACCCGTTGGGTGAACTTGGTCTCTACCGCGCATCGCAACTGAAGGTCACGGCTCTTGATTTTGCACGAATGACAATTACAGTCACATTTGCGACGGCATATCGGGCCGAGCCAATATAAATCTGAGGGATATTAATATCATTTTGCTATGATGCTTTCTTTGAAATAAGGGAATGTTGTCATGCTTAGAATATGTGGTTTTGTAGTTCTGGCTCTAGGTGTTATATGCATCATCATGGGCCTCGATATGGATGTCACGGTGAGCTCAGGCGCTCAGATGAACGTATATAATACGGGGCTGATTGCCTCCAGACAGATGACTGTCTCTATCGGGTGCTCACTTCTGGTCACCGGTGCAATTCTTTTGTCTGGTGGTGTGTTAAAAGAGGCGATTATCAAGAGTGCCTTACCACACGTGAAAGCAGACACTGAATCTCCTGTTCATGAATCCAAATTTGTAGAGAAAAGGGCCGATGGTAGTTTTATTCTTAATGAGGATGCGGTTCGTCATTATGCGGAAAAATTGCATAAAGAAATGCCAGATAATACCGCGCTTTCCGTTATGGTCACTAACGCACCACATATTGAAAGAATAAAATCGGGAATGCCTTCTGAATTAGCCAAGAAATTTGAAAGGCTACTTGAGACAAATTTGCAAGCCATTAAATAACGTCTAAAAGGCACCTTTGAAACCCCGCATTGCGGGGTTTTTTGTTATGGGGCCGCGCTCCTAATGAGAGGTTTTTATGGGGATAACCGCTGACGATCAAAAACTCGAGCCCGGCAACAAGATCGTCCTGTTTGAAGTTGATGGTACCGCGTTTGGGGCCGATGTTCTCTATTTCCACAACCACGCAGTAGCGTACACGGAAGAAGAAATCCTCGCTGCCGGTGATGATGAATCGGAACTACCGGGTAAGCCGATTTACTGGCAGGGCATCCGATACGATCTCTGGCCATGCCAGATTGAGGATATCGAAGCCAACGGCGACGGAACGCCGGTATCGCCAAAATTATCCGTTGGGAATCTGGACGGTTCGATCTCCGCGCTGTGCCACCTTTTTCAGGATATGAAGCAGGCCAAGGTCACCATCCACCGAACGTATGCGCATTACCTCGATGCCAGTAATTTTCCTGACGGGAACTCACAAGCCGATCCGACTGCCGAGCAGCTGGAGGTGTTTTACATCGACAGTAAAACGGCAGATAACGAAACGGACGTCCAGTTCAAGCTGAGCTCGCCTGTTGACGTGACCGGGCAGAAGGTTCCGGCCAGGCAAATGACCAGCCGCTGCGCCTGGTGCCTGCAGGGCCAGTATCGGGATGCGGACTGCGGTTACACCGGCACGAAGTATTTCGACAAGTTCGGCAACCCGGTTGATAACCCTGCAGATGATGTCTGCTCCGGAACGGTCGCAGGCTGCAAGCTGCGCTGGGGGGAAGATGAGCAGCTGCCGTTTGGTGGCTTTCCGGCGATTGCGATCACGAGGATTTAATCATGCTGAGCCAGCGACTTATTAGCGCCATTGAAAAACACGCTGCTGCAGCCTATCCCCATGAATGCTGTGGCCTGATTATTCGCGCCACGCGCCAGCGCCGGTACATCCCCTGCAGTAATTCACACGAAAATCCCTCTGAGCACTTCATGATATCTGCGCAGGCCTGGGCCGATGCGGAGGATATGGGGGAGGTGCTGGCCATCGTTCATTCACATCCGGATGCGGGGCCGCACGCTTCCTCCGACGACCTGAAGTCGTGCCATGACTCCGGATTGCCCTGGGTGATCATGTCGTGGCCAGGCGGTGAGTACACGGTGACCACACCGGCAGATACACCGCCGATTCTCAAGCGGCCCTTTATACACGGCAGCTGGGATTGCTACGGGCTCATCAGGGACTGGTATCAGCAGGAGCGGGGCATCGAATTGCCTGATTTTCAGCGTGACGACAACTGGTGGACGCGTGGCGAAAACCTTTACGTAAAACACTATGCCGAAGCGGGATTTTATTCTCACGCCGACGAGTTGCAGGTAGGGGATGTGATCCTGATGCAGTACAAGGCAGAAGAAATCAATCATGCAGGCATCTATCTGGGCGACGGGAAAATGCTGCACCACATGTACGGCAAACTGAGCGAAGTCGTTCCCTACGGCGGCATGTGGCGCGAGAGAACAATGTTGACACTGAGGTACCAGAATGGCGATGAACACAGTTGAGAAAATCGTGCTTGTGCGGCTCTATGGCAAGCTCGGCACTTTATTTGGACGTGAGCACCGCCTTTCCGTTTCCTCGGTGCGGGAGGCTATCAGGGCGCTTTGTATCATGCTCCCCGGCTTTGAGCGCTGGCTCGATACGAGTGAAGGACGCGGCGTGACCTACAGCGTGTTTAACGGCTCCCGCAACGTGACTGCAGAAGAGTTGCACCTGAACGGTGTGCATGAAGTTATCAAGATTGCGCCGGTCATTATCGGCAGTAAAAAGGCGGGAGTGTTCCAGACCATCTTCGGCGCTGTGCTGGTAGCGGTTGGCTTTGCGCTGAGCTTTACGCCAGCAGCAGTGGCCTCGCCGTTCCTCTACAAAATGGGGGCGGCGATGATGCTTGGGGGCGTTGTCCAGATGCTCACGCCCAGCGGCACTCAGGGCATGACGATGGACTCCGGCGATACCCGGAAAAGCTATTCGTTTGGCTCCCCAATCAACCAGTCTGCAGCGGGGAACGGCGTCAATCTTCTCTACGGTAAGCGTCTTGTCGCCGGTGTTCTTATCAGCGGCGGCATCTACGCAGAAGAACAGCAATAACGCTTATCTCGCAACATGTTTAATTCTCCCGCTCAGGCGGGATTTTTTTTGCCCGGAGTTTGCATATGGCAGTAATCAGGGGTTCGAAAGGGGGCGGTGGCGGCGGTGATAAAGGCGGCAATCGCGGTACCGAGATCGCCTCCGTAGCGTACATGAAAATTCTGCTGGCGCTGACCGAGGGGGAAGCTGCAGGAGACTTTACCGGAAAAGATATTTATCTCGATGGCACGCCACTGCTTGATGATGCTGGCAACGAAAACTTTCCTGGCGTGACGTGGGAGTGGCGCAGCGGCACGGTGGATCAGGATTATATTGCTGGCTTCCCGGCAGTAGAGAATGAAATCAGCGTCGGAACTGAGCTGAAATACGGGACGCCGTGGGTTAAATCCATTAACAACACCCAGCTTTCTGCAGTACGCCTGCGGCTTAAATTTCCGAACGGAGTTTATAAACTGCGCGACAGCGGCGGGAAGGATGGCTACCGGATAGCGTTCGCTATCGATATTTCAACCGATGGCGGTTCCTACGTTGAATACGGCACGGATGAGGCGGACGGCATTGCCGCAGCCGGGTATGAGCGGAGCTATCGAATTGACCTGCCGGCAGCGACATCCGGCTGGCAAATCCGCGTCCGACGCCTGACGGAAAATACCACTGATGGGCGGCATGCGGATACTTCGCGCATTGAATCAATGACCGATATTGTCGATGCCAAGCTGCGCTATCCGCACACGTCGCTGCTGTTCATCCAGTTTGATTCGAAGCTGTTTGACGGCAGAACGCCAAACGTCACGGTGGAAATGAAGGGGATAATCGTCCGCGTACCGGCGAACTACGATCCTGTTACCCGCGCCTACAGCGGCACCTGGGACGGAACCTTTAAGTGGGCATGGACAAACAACCCCGCCTGGATTTTTTACGATCTGGTGCTGAACAAGCGATACGGCCTGGGAAAACGGATCACGGCTGATTTAGTTGATAAATGGACCCTGTACCAGATTGCACAGTACTGCGATGCGCAGGTTTCGGACGGAGCAGGCGGGAAAGAGGCGCGGTACCTCTGCGATTTGTACATTTCCCAGCGTACCGATGCATGGACCGTGCTGATGGATTTGGCGAACATCTTCCGGGGGATGATCAGCTGGTCCAACAATCTTCTGTCCGTTGACGCCGATATGCCCCGCGAGCTGGACCCCGATTTTGTGTTCAACAAGTCGAATATCGTGGGCGCGTTTAACTTCTCCAGCACATCGGAAAAGACGAACTACTCGTCAGCAATCGTCACCTACAGCAATCCGGCCAACGGCTATCAGGACGATCAGGCCAGCGCCTGGGTGCCGGAAGTCTCTAACCGGTTCGGCTTTAACACCATAGAGCTGTCCCGCATCGGGTGTACGCGGGAATCGGAAGCGCAGCGGCACGGGCTTTATGCTATTGAAACCAACCGCGATGACAATGGCGTGGAGTTTAAAACAGGGATGGAAGGGCGCATCCCGCGTATAGGCAAGGTGATCGGCCTCAATAACGCCCCGCTGGCCGGTCGCGAGAACGGCGGTCGCGTAGCCGCAGCTTCCGGAACGAAGGTCACGCTTGACCGTATTACGACTGCGAAAGCGGGGGACACGCTTATCGTTAACCTTCCCACCGGCAAATCCGAAGGCAGGAAGGTGAAAAGCGTCTCCGGACGCGCAGTGACCGTTGAGACAGCGTACAGCATTACCCCAAATGCTGAATCAGCGTGGGTGCTTGACCAGCCTGATTTAGCCATTCAGCTATTCCGCGTTAAGCGGATTATGGTTAATTCGGATAACACGGTCACCATTAATGGCCTGCCTTACAATCCGAACAAGTTTCCGCGCGTTGATGACGGCGCGGTGATTGAAGACAGGCCCGTCAGCGTAGTGCCGCCACGCGGACAGGGAATGCCGGAAAATATCACGCTCTCAAGCGTGTACCGCGTTGAACAGGGGATAGGCATCACCACGATGGTTGTTACGTGGGATACCGTCAAAAATGCCGTTGCCTATGAGGCGCAGTGGCGTCAGAACAACGGCGACTGGATTAACGTTCCGCGCACCGGCAACACTCGCTTTGAGGTTGATGGAATTTACTCCGGGCGCTACGTGGTCCGAATCCGCGCGGTTAACGCGCTCGATATCGCATCCCTATGGGCAACGTCAGCTGAGACGGAGCTTACGGGTAAGGTCGGAAAACCGCCGATGCCCGTGAACCTCGCAACGCAGCCTTTAGTATTTGGGATCGGCATTTCCTGGGGATTTCCGTCCGGGGCGCAGGACACGCAGAAGACAGAAATCCACTACAGCGCCACGGCGAACGGTGATTCTCCGTTACTGCTGGCAGACGTGCCTTATCCCTCATCGTCCTACCAGCAAATGGGGCTGCTCGCCGGAAAATCGTTCTGGTACCGGGCAAGGCTTGTTGATCGCCTGGGCAATCAGAGCGACTGGACAGCGTGGGTATTTGGTCAGTCGAGCACGGACGTATCTGATATCACCGATTCCATTCTCAAGGAGATGGAGGAAACGGGTCTACTGAAGGATGTGGTTGAGAGTGCCGTCGACAGCAATGAAAAAATTGCTGGCATGGTTCATGACATCAAACAGGCCAATGACGAACTGGAGCTGCAGGCGAAGGATATCGCCCAAAACGTCCAGAACATTGGGAAGGTACAGACCAGCGTTAATGAGCTTTCGAGCACGGTCGGGGATGTTTCGTCTTCACTCAGTCAGCTTGAGCAAACGGTGGCAACAGAAGATGCCACCCTGGGCCAGCGAATCGACAGCATCAGCGTATCCATGGACGGCATGACGGGTGGAGTGAAGAACTCAGCCATCGCCATTATCCAGAACGGGCTGGCGCAGGTGGCCACACGCAAAAGGTTATCCGCAACGGTCGCCGGTAACAGCGCTCAGCTGGACCGTATTGACGAGGTTATCGTTAACGAGAAGGAAGCAACGGCGCGCTCGCTGCTGAGCCTGCAGACGGACGTTAACGGCAACAAAGCATCTATCAACAACCTGAATCAGACGTTCTCGGATTACCAGCAGGCTATGGCCACGCAGGTAAACAGCATCACGGCGACCGTTAATGGCCACACTTCTGGGATCACCACCAATGCGCAGGCCATTGCGAACGTCAACGGCGACCTGAAGGCGATGTACAGCATTAAGGTCGGGTTATCCAGCAACGGCCAGTATTACGCGGCGGGGATGGGGATCGGCGTGGAGAATACGCCATCTGGGATGCAGTCGCAGGTTATCTTCCTGGCTGACCGCTTCGCGGTAACGCACCAGGCAGGAGCGACCGTTACGCTTCCGTTCGTGATTCAGAACGGGCAGACCTTTATCCGAAATACTGTGATTGGTGAAGGGACTATCGACAACACCAAAATCGGCAGCTACATCCAGTCCACAACCTGGGACGGCACGGGGAACGTTGGCTGGCACATCAACAAGTCAGGCTACGCGACGTTCAACAACGTGACCGTTCGCGGCTCGATTTACGCCACAAACGGTAATTTTTCTTTCAATGGCTCCGGCAACACAACGGTTATCAATGGTAATGGCGTAACCATCAATATACCGGGTGGTGGCCGGATCGTACTCGGGACATGGTCATAAAATGCCGACAGGATTATTGATAGAACTGAATGATGGGGGAAAGCGTATGGAGATAACGGCGGGCCTGAGATGCCCGTCGTATGGGGCCAGTTTTGATAGTGGCTACCAGAAAGCAAAATACGCGGATATTGCCGGTTATGTTTCCGGGGCGCAGGTGCTGTTTATCCCGCACGCTACGGCTTACCTTGATTCAGGGCTGCTTCATAAGATGAACTCGGTCACCATATCGGGGGGCCGCGTCACGCAGAACTCAACGATGAAAGACAACCGCATCAGCGAACGGGATAGCACTTACACGTTTCCGGGAAGCCTATGGCAGATATTCCCGACAGGTCAGCGAAGTGGGGTGGGCTTGCTCATCAGCAACAGTACAGACTTCACCTCGATAACTAATGCCACACAGTCAGGCCAGTGTATCTGGAAGGGTACCGTTAATGTTCCGACCGGGGGTTGGGCGGTTCCCACGATAGCAGGTTATGACAAGTCGAAATATATCGTTTTTGGACGCTGCAACAGCGGCAATACGATTGACTTCGACGGAAATACGGTCAGGTTCTTCAGCCCTCCGTCCACGAATGATGACGCCCCCGCAACCGGCACGATAGACATCGTTATCTTCGCCAGCGGCGTAGCGCCGCAGCCTGGTACCGGCCTCAATATTTTCAATGCTGCCGGTGCCTGTACGTTTTCAACCACAAAACGGCCATTCGTATATCTGAACCAACTCTGGAGCCCTTCGACAAGCGCCGTGAGCATCGGTAGCGGCTATGTTCCGCTGGGGAGATTTGGGCTGATGGTTCATATGGTCAATGGCATGTACGTGTATCGGATGTTCGGGATAAAAATACAGAACGGGAACGCTTCAGTTCAGGGCGGGAAATATCTTGGTCGCGAGCAGTATGCCATTTTCGGTAATAACACGATAACGCCGCTCAGCCTTCCGGTTCTGCCTGATATGTACGTCTGAATTAACTGTGTATTCAAATCAACCTCGCTTCGGCGGGGTTTTTTATTGCCTGGAGAAAATATGCTTTATAACACCGGCACCATCGCCATTAACGGAAATACCGCAACCGGCACCGGCACGAACTGGACGGCACCCGCCAGCCAGGTTCGCGCTGGCCAGACAATTATCGTCATGTCTAACCCGGTGCAGATGTTTCAGATTTCATCCGTGAACAGCGCCACGTCAATGACGGTTACGCCAGCTGCTTCCCCGGCGCTGAGCGGTCAGAAGTATGGAATTCTTGTTTCGGACATTATCTCGGTTGATGGGCTGGCACAGGCCATGTCTCAGCTCATTAAAGAGTATGACGAGAACATTGGCGCGTGGGAGACGTTCGCCACCACCTCAGCAAACCAGAGCATCGCCGTTACCATCAACGGTACCGCCGTAACGATCCCCGGCATCGGTAAACTGGCGCAGAAAGGGAGCAACGGTGCGCTTGCTATTGCTGATGGCGGCACCGGGGCAACGAAGGCGGAAGACGCTCGCACAAACCTCGGTTTGGGAGACGCGGCCACAAGAGGTGTAACCAGCGATAAAATCTCGCCTGGTGTTGGTACATCAAATTTGCCAACAGTAGGGGCGCTTGGGCTCGGAAATCCAAGACATATTGATAATTTTTCCGATACAAGCTTTATGGGTTTCGGTAGGTACACAGGCGCAACAATAAACAATCCGGGTGGTGGAGGCGTTGGCCTGCAGCTCCAGTATGATGGCTCACCAACATTTTCCTGGTTCGTCTGGTCGAATGACGGGCAGGCATACATTCAAACTGGTCACACCCCCGGAGGCCAGTACACCTGGAAAAAAGTGTACACCACAGCCAATACCACCACTGCTTCTGATGGAACCCTGAAAGCAGCATCTCCGGTCGCTCGTATTGTTGCGAGTGCTGATGCATGCCTGCGATCAGATATTGCTGAGGATGGTTTTTCATGGTGCGGCTGCGGTACGGCGAACGCTGAGGCGGAAGGAATAACTCTTTCTCGCCTCGATGCGGGGGTTTACGTGCTGACCGGTTCGGCAGGGCTGGCGTCAGAGGGGTGGCAGCTACTGCCGCCAATGGACCCAGGCGGTATGGGGGAGCTGGGCCTGGTTGAGGCAGAGCAAACCGACAAGGGCGAACTGGTAATCCGCCTGTTCAAGCGCAAATACATGTTGAGCGATGAAGGTGAGATCATCAAAACCAAAGGTAAACCGATGGACGTACCGGCGAACAGCTGGATCGATGTTCGCCTGGATATGCCTGAAGATTCCCTATTTAACCAGCAGATGAGGCAGGAGCCTCAGCTTTAGCGTCTCCCTCTAAAGTCCTGACGCGGATTGTCAGGGCTTTTATCGCAGCCAGCGCATCGAGCAACAGGGGCGTCTGGTCAAGGTGTAATATGCCGCCAATTTCTTTGACATATTCTGGATCGATTGTCTCAATTTGCTGTGATATCACTCCGCGACGTGGGGTTTGCGTTTCATCATCTTTGAAGGTGAAGTGCTTGAACTCCATCCGTGAAATGTTGGCCAGCGCCTCTTCTGGATCGAGGTCGTCACCAATATTTTTCATAATTCTGTCTGAAACTGCAGACGTCATTATCTCCTTCCATGGGCTCCATGTATCAGTGTTGTAACCCCTGAAAAAAAACCTTCCCGCATCAGTTTTATTGGCATATGGCAAGCAGAACTGCGTTAAGGCTACATCAGGAATACGGACATAATTTTGAACATACCCATACCAGCTGGTGATAGGGCCTGAAGTTGATTTCGCCATATCTAACAGCAAACGATATGTACCAGGTTCAGTTAGGGCATTGAAATTTGTCCCATCAGGAGCAACTGCCATATCTGTTTTAAAGGCCCTGGCATCACCAGTTGGCAACCCGAATGCCCCCACCTGCATGACGTTCCCGGCTGCGCCGCCTGCATCCAGCGTGGCGCTACTTCCTAAACCGACGTTTTATAGATTGCCCTTTGGTGGCCTGGCCGATAACTTCATCTGATTTTTTGTGAAAAATATTGGGTGAAAAGTATGCAAATTGGCTACGTAAGGGTGTCAACAAATGACCAAAATACGGATCTTCAGCGACAGGCACTCGAACGCTCAGGATGTGAACAGATTTTCGAAGAAAAAATGAGCGGAACTGTGGCGAACCGGCCGGCGCTTAAAAAGCTTCTGAGAACGCTGAACGAGGGCGATACGCTTGTGGTCTGGAAGCTGGATCGTCTTGGTCGTAGCATGCGTAATTTGGTGCTGCTGGTGGATGAACTTCGTCAGCGTGGCATCCACTTCAAGAGCCTCACGGACAGCATTGATACATCCAGCCCAATGGGGCGTTTTATATTTCACATCATGTCAGCTTTGGCGGAAATGGAAAGGGAGTTGATCGTTGAGCGCACCCGGGCAGGATTAGCTGCCGCGCGCGAAAAAGGTCGAATAGGCGGAAGACGTCCAAAATTAACACCAGAGCAATGGGCTCAGGCTGGCAGGTTGATCGAAAATGGAGTGGATCGGAAGCAGGTGGCAATTATTTATGATGTAGCCGTATGCACTCTTTATAAAAAATTTCCGGCATCTAAGCCGGTTTAATTGTGAGCATACGTGGTCATACCGGGAAAATTTACAAAAAGCATAATTTGAAGCGAGATAGAAACTTACAAACCAAACGGCGAAGCTTTGCACAGTCGCTGGAACCGTGGTGTCTTGCGCGCAAACTCAAATGAAACTACTGTATATAAAAACAGTATTAGAGGTATGCGTAATGGAATTCTTCAGACCTACAGAACTGAGAGAAATTATCTCAATCCCACTTTTCAGCGACTTAGTTCAGTGTGGCTTCCCGAGCCCGGCAGCTGACTACGTTGAGCAGCGCATTGATCTCAATGAGCTTTTAGTTGCACATCCCAGCTCGACGTATTTCGTAAAAGCCGCGGGCGACTCGATGATTGAGGCCGGCATTAGTGACGGTGATCTGCTGGTGGTGGATAGCTCACGTACCGCTGAGCATGGAGACATTGTCATCGCCGCGGTAGAAGGGGAGTTTACAGTCAAACGTCTGCAGCTTCGCCCAACCGTTCAACTCAATCCGATGAACAGCGCTTACTCACCGATCATCGTCGGTAACGAGGACACGCTCGATGTGTTCGGTGTCGTGACTTTCATCGTTAAATCTACGAACTGACCATGTTTGCGCTCTGTGATGTGAATTCGTTCTACGCATCATGCGAGACGGTCTTCAGGCCCGATTTAAGAGGCCGGCCAGTTGTTGTTCTCTCGAATAACGATGGGTGTGTGATAGCCCGAAGCGCTGAGGCCAAGGCGGCTGGAATTACTATGGGGGAGCCGTTCTTCAAGCAAAAGGAGCTTTTCCGGCGCGCTGGCGTTGTCTGCTTCAGCAGCAACTATGAGCTGTATGCCGATATGTCGAACCGGGTAATGACGACGCTTGAGGAAATGAGCCCCCGCGTCGAAATTTACAGTATCGATGAAGCTTTTTGTGACCTGACGGGCGTTAGGAACTGCCGGAATCTGACTGACTTCGGCAAAGAGATCCGCGCGACAGTTCTGAAGCGTACGCATCTGACTGTCGGGGTTGGCATTGCGCAGACAAAAACACTCGCTAAGCTGGCAAATCATGCTGCCAAGAAATGGCAGCGCCAGACCGGCGGGGTGGTCGATTTGTCCAATATCGATCGGCAACGTCGGTTATTGGCTATCGTGCCTGTTGAGGATGTATGGGGCGTTGGCAGGCGCATCAGTAAGAAGCTGAACGCTATGGGCATCAAAACGGCTCTGGATCTTTCAGAACAAAGCACCTGGATTATCCGTAAACACTTTAACGTGGTACTCGAGCGAACGGTCAGGGAGCTGCGTGGCGAGCCATGCCTCGATCTGGAAGAGTTTGCCCCAGCAAAGCAGGAAATTGTCTGCAGCAGGTCGTTCGGTGAACGCGTTACCGAATACGAACAGATGCGGCAGGCTATTTGCAGCTATGCGGCGCGTGGGGCTGAAAAGCTTCGCGGCGAACACCAGTATTGCCGTTTTATCTCTGCATTCGTGAAGACGTCACCTTTTGCCCTGAACGAGCCGTATTACGGTAACAGCGCCTCAATGAAGTTGCTCACGCCAACGCAGGATAGTCGCGACATTATCAACGCCGCGGTAAAGTGCTTGGACAAAATTTGGCAGGATGGGCACCGGTACCAAAAAGCCGGTATTATGCTGGGTGATTTCTTCAGCCAGGGCATAGCGCAGCTCAATTTGTTCGACGAGAATGCGCCGCGGGCTGGCAGCGAAAGGTTGATGGAAGTGCTCGATCACCTGAACGCGAAAGACGGGAAAGGAACGCTCTACTTTGCCGGGCAGGGCATACAGCAGCAGTGGCAGATGAAACGTAGCATGCTTTCACCAAGATACACTACGCGTTACACAGATCTTCTCGTAGTCAGATGAAGAAACTAAACGCGTAATGTTTTATAATGCGACGTAGTTATTAAATACATTGAGACATGAATTATTTTTTGGTTCGAACTAACTACCAACTATAACTGAATAGTCGTCTGTGATTGGTGGTTCAATAAAATCACAATGTATAATCCCATCAATAATTCTAAAGTGAGCCGCATTAGAAAGCGCTACAATGGGGAATGGATGTAATGCATTTGGATTATGGTAAACAATTAGCCCTTCATCCCAACGTTCAGAGTATTTCTTGGATGGGATTATTTTTTGTATCGTTTCCACTGTGTCGTTATCAGTGTTAAGCTTTTGATAAATTCTTCTAATTTTATATTTAGAAGAGTTGAAGCCATCCTTTAACCCCATTCGATTAAATTTATCAACATTGCATGAGGCCGTAAAAATAACAGCGCTTATGTTTTCCGCTCCTTCGAAATTAAAAAATCCTGATGGTACTTCTTTAGTCCCCCAAATATGCTTTTCAATTTTCTCGCTTTTTATTTTACCGCTATTTGAAACGCTTTGTTTTATTCCATATAAATATATAGGGAGCGCATCGCCAGTAACCTTTCCTGCTCCATCAAATTGACAATCTGTAATTGCCAATATAAGTGGTTTACCATCTACATGCTTTTCATTCCAATATTTTTTCTTTAATTTTGCTAAAAGTGGTCCTGAATATCTAGTTGGGAAATAATTAGTAATAAGATTGTCGTACTGAACTTGGTCATTTTGATCAACTTCTGGCATGGCTATGGGTTGACCAGATCTATCTACAGGTCTATTGACAGTTGTCGCCTCGATTGAAAAGGCAAATTGATAAAATCCATCAATGTAGTTAAGATGGAAGTCAGGGGCGTGATGAGATGTATCAAATACACAATCATTTTCAGTGAAAATGCTGAATAAACATATTTCCCAAAGCCTTTGGTTAAAACCAGTGGTTTGGAACTGCTCTACAAAATTCCCATCTATATCTTCATACCAGCGCATTAATGGTTCGATGATATTTTTCGCGGCACTGTATTCATTCGATGTTGATATAAGAAGGAAATTCGGATCTTTATTGTCCTTCCGTATAGGAGCAAAAAAATCCATGGATTTGCTTTTCTCATCGCCTTGTATTCCTCGTTCTTCTGCATCAGGATACATTTCATGCATTAGTTTTATAAGCGACTTTCTTGTTTTGGTTTGATCTGGTTCAGAAAACACTCCATTAATGAAACGATACTTTTTATTTAAATCCTGAGCAAAGACTAACCCTACATAGTCGTTGTCAATAGTATCAATTAATAGTGCCCCTAATATTTTTTGGTCATCTGTTTCATACCACTCTAATTCTTTTGAATGATATTTAACTCTTGGGTTTCGTGCATAGGAAACAAAGGAATTAAAACGGGAAAGTGAAATTTTATTTATGATAGGTTGTTTCATTATGGCCTCATCCATGTTAAGGACAGTACTCGGCAAGAGTATATGAATTTTTTCACGGAAATATAAGTTAAAATTTAGGTTATTGGGCTAATCAATGCAGGCCCCTGATTCTTCACATTACCCACGGCGCGCGTCACAGCGTGCCAGATAAACTTGTCGGCTGGTACAGCGCCGTCGGCCGCTATCTCCTTAGCTTCTTTCCCGCCTATATCCTTTCGCATCCACTCCCGAGCCGCTTCAGGCGACAGAACAAGTGGCCGGCGGTCGTGAATGTCGACTAGACCTTTGCCAGCTGCAGATGTCACGATGAGAAAACCCTCAGCTTCATCGCCGCGCTCGAATGGTGTGCTGCCAATCGCTGCCATGAATATTGGCTGGCCATCGGCACGGTGAATAAAGTAGGGCTGTTTCTTGTCGCCTTCTTTCTTCCATTCGAACCAGCCATCAGCAAAACAGATAGCCCGGCCATGCTGCCACAAAGATTTAAACATTCTGCTGGTGGCCGCCGTCTCTACGCGTGCGTTTATCAGTGGCTGCTTATCCCACCACCCTGGCGCGTATGACCACACGACCGGATCAAGTTGCAATTGCTCGTCGCGTTCGCTCAGGAGCAGAACCTTGGTACCGGGCGAGACGTTGTATCGGCCTATAGGTTCCGGATCATACTCAATGTCACGATCGGCTTCATCGGCCAGGTATGCCAGATATTCTTCACGGGTTTGGGCTTGTGCAAAACGTCCACACATAGAAACCTCCAGTCATTTGTCAGACTGAAAGTATAGGGTAGGGAGAAAAAGAGGTGCGCACCGAAACTTTATGATTTAAAGCAGGTGCATGACGACACATTGCAGGGGCCGTCGAAGCGTGGTATTTACAGACTGGAAGGAGCTACGCATAGTTATCTACAAGGAATATTCTGATGAATGGATTATGAAGGAATGGAGCGAAATTTCTTTCCTAACATAAACATCATACATCCCCTCCAAACCTGACTTCAAAAAGATAGATATGTTAGGAAAAAACACACTAACCATCTGATTTTTATGAATCACATGAGGGGTTTAAAATCCCTCGGCGTTCGCGCTGTGTGGGTTCAAGTCCCACTCCGGCTACCATGGGAAAAAGCAGAATAATCAAAGCAATAAGCAGTGTCGTGAAACCACCGAAAGGTGGTTTTTTTGTGCCTGTTTTTCGCCGTATACCATAGTTTCACCCTTCAACTTCGCCACAATAAGAGGGCAATCATGCCCAACAATGGCCATTACCGATAGGATCTGTCGGCGTCGGTCGTCAGCTGCGAAATCACGGTTTAAATACTGATGGCGCTGTCTCTCTGCGTCACCCGGCCCAGAAGGGGCCTCTAAACCGGGTAACGCAGTCGCACTACCAGGCGGTATGGTACAGCTCGCTAATATCTGCCAGGCTCGCTTCCCGTGGGTTGCCAGCAGTACAGACATCATCATATGCCGCCTGGGCCAGCATCGGGATATCTTCTTTTTGTACTCCAGCCTCACGCAGATGGAGCGGGATGCCCACATCGTGATTAAGCCTGAAGACGGCATCCACGGCAGCATTGCGCGCGTCCGTAAGGCTCAGTCCTTCAACCTTCACGCCCATCGCCCGTGCAATATCGCGGAATTTATCGCCGGTAAAGTCAGCGTTGTAACGCATGATATGAGGCAGCAAAATGGCATTCGCCACGCCGTGCGGTGTGTCATAAAAAGCACCCAGCGGGTGCGCCATACCGTGAACCAGCCCCAGGCCAACATTGGAAAAGCCCATGCCGGCAACATACTGGCCCAGCGCCATCGCCTCGACGGCATCTCGATCGCCCTTGACTGAATCGCGCAGTGCGCCGGCAATAATCTCAATCGCCTTGATGTGTAGCGCATCGGTCAAGGCCCATGCGCCCCGGGTGATATACCCTTCAATCGCATGGGTCAGCGCATCAACGCCGGTTGCTGCTTTCAGCACTGGCGGCATACCGTCTATCATATCTGCATCGATAAAAGCGACCTGCGGAATGTCGTGCGGATCGACGCAAACAAATTTACGCCGCTTCTCTTCATCAGTGATCACGTAGTTAATGGTCACTTCAGCCGCTGTTCCGGCTGTAGTGGGAATGGCCAGAACGGGTACGCTGGGGTTACGGGTTGGGGACAGGCCTTCAAGGCTACGAACATCCTTAAACGCCGGGTTATTGCTGATAATACCGATTGCCTTACAGGTATCCTGAGGCGAGCCGCCCCCGATAGCGATAAGGTAATCTGCGCCGCTGTTCTGAAAAACACCCAGCCCTTCCTGTACTATTCCGATTGTCGGGTTAGGAAGCACGCCGGAGTATATTTCCCAGGCCAACCCCGCTTCGTCCAGCTTATCCGTGACCTTCGCCACCACGCCACACTGTATCAGCGTCCTGTCGGTGACAATCAGCGCTTTTTGATAGCCGCGACGCTTTACCTCATCGCAAAGCATCCCTGTTGCGCCCCGGCCAAACCAGGCCGTTTCGTTCAAAATCATTCTTTTCGCCAT